CCGCCGGCTCCTACCACTATAGAATAGGTTCCAGCAGTTATAGATGCACTTGCGCTATATAACACGGCGGCGCCTGCTCCACCTCCTCCATGACCAAAACCTCCTGCTCCACCTCCTCCTACTATAAGAACTTCTGCTGTTGCTAATGAACTAGCAGAGGTAACTATAAATGTACCTGAAGTAGTAAATGTATGAATTTTATATGAACCTAAAGTAGTAACCGTGCCTCCACTAGCCACAATAATTCCTACAAACATACTGTTAATCCAACTGCCATTGTAATAAATTTCAACATATCCAGTATCACTATTGATTCTTGAATACCCAGTAGCAGGTGAAGAAGGTCTTTGTGCTGTAGTTCCTACTGGAAAACTTAAAAATCCGGTGTCGTCAACTGCGGTATTCTTTAAGGTTGCCATACTTATACTCTATTCAACTGCCAACTATATCCTGCACTACCACCATAGTATGTACCTTGTGCTTGTGTAGGTTGACTGCTATCTAACATTCTAATTCTGTAAGCAAGATAACCTGTATTATTACTATAACTAAAGGTTATACTACTTCCATCACTTCTTCCACTGCTATATCCGCCCATGTTCTGATTATTTGATCCATTATTACTACCAGTAAATGTTAATGCAGTCCAAGTTCCTGCTGTAGCAAATGAACCAGAATTACCACAATCATTAGAGCCTTCTAATACAAAGTATCCCCAACTATTGCCGTGTACATATACTACAAGTTGATTTGCGGCTTTAGCAGTACCTAGATATACAGCCCAATACATAGGATAACTATTTGATCCACTATGACCGCCATGTGTACTAAAATATGTTGATGTATATGAAACAGAACCGGGAGTTACACTAGGCGCAGCATTGCCATACGTACTAATAGTACTACTACCTTGACCCTGTAATCCTGTACCACCTACATTGACAATACTATGTGCCATTGCTGTAGTATTCAATTGATTTTGTGCTGCCCAACCTACTGTTGCTATGGTAGCCCAACTACCACTATAATATACTTCAAATGCGTTAGTAGTACTATTGATTCTAGTATCGCCGTCTACCGGACTGGCTGGTCGTTGAGCAGTAGTACCTACAGGTAATCTTAAAAACCCTGTGTCATTGATTGTGGTGTTCTTTAGTGTGGCCATATTAATAAATTATAACGGCATAACCGTCATATCCTACTGTATTTTGTGAACTAACACCATAACTAATATTTCCACCTGGATAATTTGCATCTGATGTTGCTTGTGTTGGTGGTGTAAGTCCGCTACCTGCATAGGTTGAACCGGTCACAGTTGTTATACCAGATGGTACTGATCCGCTTGTTTGACTAGCCACATAGCCAGAGCCGCCGGCACCACCGCCTCCATCATTACTGCCTGAACCACCACCATACCAACCTCCACCGCCACCTGAACCATCGGCCCCTGTTGCATCTCCGCCTTGCAATTGTATGCCTGCTCCTCCCCCACCACCTGTACCGCCGGCGCCACCGGCTGATTGTGTTCCTGGTTGCCCTTGTCTTGCATCGGCAGGACTAGCAGATGCACCAGAACTTCCACCACCTGCACTACCAGACCAACTAGAATAGGCAGATCCTCCGCCACCACCTGCAATGGCTATAGCAGTAGATGCTGATATTGATGATAAAAATAATGCTGATCTTCCTCCACCTTGGCCGCCGGCAACGTCTCCGTCATAATATCCTCTACCACCATCTGGATATGCTCTTGCGTATTGATACCCAGTGGGTAACGATTTGCTTCCGCCTCTACCGCCTTGTCCTACTTGCAATTTGTAAGTTTGACCACTTGTTGATCCAGACACATATACATTAGCATCAGTAAAACCGCCGGCGCCAGTAACGCTACCAGAACTATATTGACCTTGGCCTCCGGCACCTCCCCATAATTTAACTCTAAAGTTGTATACATTTGAAGGGAATGTTACGTTGACATCAGATCCGGTATAACTATAAGTTGTTACAACAGGTGCTTTAACTTGAATACTAAAACTTCTATCAGTATAGTTTCCTGAAGTATCAGTTGCTCTCAAAGTAAAAGAGAAGGTAGTATCACTAACTACTGCGCTGGTGGTACCTGAAATAACACCAGTACTTGAGTTCAAAGTCATACTAGTAGGTAAACTACCTGATACTAAACTATAACTTACAGAAGTTCCTTCTGGATCAGTTGCAGATACCGTAAAAGATGTATATTGTCTACTTTGATCATATATTAAACCCAAAGAGCCTGATGCTGTATTCCATGATGGTGCGCTGCCGCAATCTATAGCATCATATATTGTGGCTGTACCTGATGCTTGCGTTACTCTTACATCTAATGGTTCGTCTGCCACAGTGTATGTAACCGATGTTGTTGCCGTTAGTTGAGTACTGCTAACATAGGTTACCGTAGCCGCAGCAGAAGCATTTCCACTATTATTTATAAAACTTACAGTTGCATCACTGGTAAAATTTGCACCTGTAATGGTAAAAGAAGTGCCAGACACTCCGCTAAATGTAGTAGGTGTAACTGTTGATATGGTAGGGGCCGGCTGACCTATTATTGCCCAACCTAAACTAGTATAGACTTCCGCATATCCTGTAGTTGTATTATATCTCATCATGCCCACAACTGGGCTAGCCGGTCTCTGTGCCGTAGTACCAGAAGGAAGTGTTAGAAATCCTGTATCGTTAACTGTGGTGTTCTTGAGTGTAGCCACTTTACACCACCTTATTTCTTAGTTTTGCGTTTTTTGCCCTTAAGACTATCAATCTCGTCCTTAAGGACTTTAATTGACTCTAGCAAATAGACAGTCAATCTTGAATACTTAACACTGTCTGGATTACCTTTACTGTCTAATCCAACTAAGTTTGGAAGTATTTGTGCTACTTCTTCAGCAACTAGACCTGCTTCTCCTTTAGTTGTGCCATCTTTTCTGTCATATATGTGACCAACAAGTTGCATAATAACATCTAATGGATTTTCGATTGGTCTAAAGTTTTCTTTGATTGTGATACTTGATGTTTCAGTCAATGTAGCAGCCGTTACAGTGCCACTTGAACATGTTAAGTTGCCTGCAGTAATATTACCTGTAACTGCTAAACTGGTCAATGTACCAACTGATGTAATGTTTGGTTGAGCCGCAGTTGTAACGGTTCCAGCAGTTGCCGCACTACCTGTTACGCTGATGCCCCAACTACCACTTGCATTTGTACCTGTTGTACTTGGTGCGCCTATAGTGTTATAACTTACTGTTACTGCACTACCACCATTAAATGTTTGACCGCTAGCACCACCTGCGCCACCGTTATTGAATGTGATACTATTGGTTGTGCTTGCTGTTACTGTAGCACTACCACCTAAACTAATTGATGTGCCGTTAACAGTTATAGAACTATTTGCTAATCTTGCTTGATCAATTGTACCTGAACTGATATTACTACCGTTCAAGTTGGTTAGACTTGCACCATTACCAGTAAATACACCTGTGTTTGCTGTGATGTTTGCCGCAGTAATTGTACCACTGACACCCAATGAACTTAATGTACCAACACTTGTTACATTGGGTTGTGCTGCCGTTGTTAATGTACCTGCAACTAAACTACCACCAATTGTGCCTGAGTTGGCATAAACATTACCTGATGTGATGTTACCTGTAACTGCTAATGATCCTAATGTACCAACTGTAGTAATATTTGTTTGGCTTGCTGTAGCAATTGTACCTGTAATATTGTTTGCTGTAATATTACCATCACTATTTCTTAGTACTAATGTGTTTGCAGAAGCACTACTATCCTGTGCATAACCATTCAATAAGTTAGCATTAAGATTTGCCACAACAGTTTGTGAACTTACGACAAATGGTGCTGTACCAATTGTTACATTTGATGTAATTTGTTTGGCTATAACATAGTTAGCGTCAACATTACCTGTAAATACACCTGCAGTACCACCTATGTTACCAACATTTGCATTTGCTAATACAGTTAATGAACCCATTTTAACTGGACTATAACTTGCATTAGCCCAATCAATAGTTGTAGTTGGTTCTGCAACTACACCATAATAGAATTTCCATGTATTATCTGTATGGTCTCTAGCAATACCGGTGTGTGCATATACACCATCGTTATAATTACCAACAAGACCAATATCGTCTGTGTCACCTACATTATTACTTGCCAAATAAATTAATGGATCATTAACAACTAAATCACTAACATTAGCGTAAACTAAGTTACCAGTTACAGTAAAATTACCACCTACTGACAAATTGTTTGTTATATTTAAACTCTCTAATGTACCAACACTAGTTATGTTTGGCTGTGCATTAGTTGTTAATGTACCGGTTAATAGACTTGCACCTATTGTGCCACTATTTGCATAAATGTTTGCAGTAGATGTAGCATTACCACTTAGTGCTAAACCGGTTAATGTACCTACACTTGTAACATGAGGTTGTGCATTTGTCATCAATGTACCGGTTACATAATTTGCAACCATTGCATTACCTAAGTTACCGTTACTTGCTGTTAAATTACCAGTAATTGTAAAGTCATCACCTGTTGCACTTAATGTTGTATTACCAAGATAGATTGTACTGTTTGACAAATACAAATCTTTGAATCTATGTGTACTATTTCCTAAATCATATGTAACATTTGCAGTTGGTGTAATATTTCCACTTACAGTTAAACCTGACAATGTGCCAACACTTGTAATATTTGGCTGACTTGCAGTAGTTAATGAACCACCTAATGTAGTTGCTACAACACCTGTAGCACCTAAGTTACCTACATTAGCGTTGCCTGTAATGTTTGCATAACCACTTATATTTGCACCGGTGCTTGTTACTACAACAATATTACTTGAGCCGGCTGCACTAATTGCTACGTTTCCGTTAGCATATGTCTTTACGTTTGCATTGCCATTCTGTATCGCAGTTGCGTCAATACCTGTTAACTGACTACCATTACCAATAAAATATGCGGCTTGAACATTACCCGATACACCTAAGGCTGCTGCATTGGCATTGCCTGATACATTTAATGTACCTGTGATGTTTGCTCCTGTGCCTGTTACTACCATTACGTTGGAAACACCATTTGAACTTATGAGTACGTTTCCATTAGCAACAGGAATATTTACATTACTTGTACCATTTGATAAATCACTTGTGCTTGCATCTGTATTACCTGCGATAGTAAAATTACCACCATCGGGGTTAGTCATAACAATAGCATTACCCGTAGTAGTGATAGTAGCATCACCCAGTACGATTGTGTTTCCTGACAGATATAAATTATTCCAACGATTTGTATTATTGCCTAAACTGTATGTTAAGTTTGCTGTAGGGATAATATTTGCTGTAGCAAACACATTAGATCCTGTAACAGTTACAACATTGGCATTACCTGCTACGCTGATTCCTACGTTTCCACCACTACTTGATACAGCAACATTACTGTTGCCATTACTGATACTATCTGTATTGACTGTTAATGTAGTCCAACTTAAGTTACCACTACCATCAGTTTGTAGATATTGTCCGTTTGTACCACCTGTAATGATAACAGTTGATACTAAACCTAAATTACTATTTCCTGCAACAGATAGATTACCTGTGCTAGTTAAATTATCAACCAACAGGGTATCGTTACTAGGAAGTTCCTGTATCGTAAGAGTTGATGCATTCGCTACTAACGGGTATCTATTTGCCATTTCTTCTGTCCTTCAATCTATTTATCTCATTGGGTAACTGTTAAATCTAAGAAAGTTCCGTTTCTTAAGCGTAATGGGTACACTCTTAATACTGGTACAGGGCTTGAAGTATATGTTGTAGTATCTCTTAATTCTACTGTAATATAATTCGTAGGCATTGTTTTCCAGCCCAGTGTTTGCGCACCGCCGTCAGCAACAATACCTAAAACCTGTTGTGTTGTACCGGTTGCATTTGGAACAATGAACGATGCATTGTTTGCTGTGCTAGGTACAAGAAAGTTTATTGCATTACCTGATCCGTTTTGAAATGATAACTGATTACTATTACCAAGTACAGTAACATTACTAACTGTTAATACATTAGAAACCTTATTCCATAAGAACTTTCCACTACCTGCAAAGTTTCCGCTGTCATTAAACTGCACATATGTATTGAATCCACCTGGGCTTCCTGCCACGTTTCCCCAAGTTACATTACCATTACCATCTGTTATAAGTGCTTGTCCGTTACTACCACCACTGATAGTTAAGTTGCTCGTTCCACCTAAGTTAATCTTGCTACCGGAAATTGTCATTACGTTAGCATTTCCGTTAGCACTAAATGTTATATCTCCACCTGCTGTAGCAATATCAATGTTAGAATTACCATTGCTTACATTTGATACGGATGAAATAATAGTACTCCAACTTAAGTTACCATTACCATCTGTTATAAGTGCTTGTCCGTTACTACCACCTGTAATTAATATATTTGAATTGCTACCTAAATTACTAGTGCCATTAACTATTATTCCAGTACCTGTCACTGTCAATATATTTGCATTGCCATCGACAGTCATATAGATAGGACCATCTTGCAACGGAATATTTACATTACTTGTACCGTTTGCTAATTCACTTTGTGGTAGAATATTTGCTGTAGAAAATATACTAACTTCAATTTGTGATCCATTTGCAGGGGCACTATCAAATATAAGATTAGCGCCACTTAATGAATAAGCATCTCTTAATAATGATACACCATTATAATTAACGAAAGTTTGATCAATGCTTGCAGGGGTAACTGTTAGTTGGAATGTAGTCTCTACGCCATTACCTGTAAAGTCATTTACAGTAATATTGGCGCCACCTCCACCTCCACCGTTACCGCTAGGTGTTGTCCAACTTAGATTACCTGATCCATCTGTAGTAAGAACTTGTCCTACACTACCGCCTAAGATTGCGATATTACTTATTGTGCCTAAATTACTTGTCTGTTCAACTTTTAAACTTTTTATTGTTGCAAGAGAATTTGATACAACAATTGTATTAGACCAACTGCGTGTTCCGTTAACGTCAGATGTGAAGAAACTTCCATTGCTTGTGGGCACACCCAAATCAGGTTCAGCATTTTGTAGATTTAACCAATTATAACGGTTTGGGTCCGCATTTGTTGCTGGGACCTTTTTAACTCTACCGCTGATTAATCCTGTATTTGTTCCCATTATGTAGTCTCAAGTATACTTACAGTTAATTTAATAACTGAATTTGCATTAGCAAGAACACTCATAGAGTTGCCTGCTTGTAAAACTAATTTACCTGTAAGCATGCTTGCGGCATCACCTACAGGTATTGTAAAATCTTTTGTTATTTCTGTATTGCCATTTAATGAGGTGTAAAACGTTACATTCGCATCACTATTACCAACGTTGGTTGCTTGCGCTAATAACACAATTGTTGTTGTACCTGACGGAGTAGTATAAAATGTATTACCCACAGTTGTTGCATCTACTGCATATGATTTAAATGTGTTGATTGTTGATGCCATTTATGTTATCCTTTAATTCTCCAACGCTAGTATATATGGCGTCATTATTGCAAACAAACTTTTTTCAAACGTTGTACCTGTAATAATTCCGGCTTCTTCATTAATTGTTAATCCAGCACCGATTCTAAAATCACCAAATTGGTCTGTGCTTGTCCAGTTTACAATGCCACCGTTTGCTTGTATGACTTCATTTACTTGAATAGGTATGCCACCTAATCTTGGGGTAGCAGTCAATATATTAGTTCCTGTTCCTACATATTCAAATGTTTGTCCTGATGCGCTGATAAAACTTGGCTGATAAAAACTTACACCATCTCCTACTGTAGGAGTAGTTCCAGGTGGTTGATCAAATGTGATCGTGCTTCCCCCGCTTACTAACGCTGTTGCTGTTTTTACAGTATACCAAGTAGTATCTCCTGCAAACTGAAAACTATCATTAACTGCTGGTCTTTGTGGTAAATTATCAACAACTACTATTCCATTTGTAAAACTTACAACATTTCCAGCATATAATTGTGAACTTTTACCATCTGCCCAAAGTGCATAATCACCAAAACTATTATTACTATTAGATACTGAGCATTGACCACCGCTTTCGCAATGTACGCCAATCGAACAGCAAATAGTAAAGATACTTACTAATTGAGCATAAGCAGAATTAATAATATGTATTCCTTTACCGCCTTGATTAAATTGAGTATAACTATCAAGCACCATTGACTTTAATCCACTGGCTAAACTACCATCAATACGCATTCCGCAACCTGTAGTAGTTATAGAACTACAGTTTTGTATATACGGGCTTGTTGATATAAAGCCGGCGCCTGATGTAGGGAATGCTATCGCTGCTGATGGATTCAAATGATCTCTAAAAGTTATTCCTGTAACGTAACATTTATTTCTAACATGAAACACATCTGATGTGGGTGTTGCTGGTCTTACTGTAACTGTTCTTAAGTTATCACCGACAATTGATACACCAGCCGGTACACTTACAGGATTAACTTCTGTATAATCACCTGATTTAACAAATATGGTCGTGCCTGATGTTGCAACTGCGCATGCGCCGGCAATTGTTAATTTGGCACTTTCTAATGAATTACCGCTATTACTATCGTTTCCGTCTTTGCTTACATATAATACGTTAGTTGCATCACCTACTGTTGCCCAACTTAATAGTCCAGCACCATTAGTTTTAAGAAATTGACCATTACTACCCCCAGTAATAGCAACGTTTGATACACTACCTAAATCAGTGGTAGATGTGACTGCAAAATTATTTGCTCTTAATGTTGTGGTAGTTTTATTAAATGTTAGGCCTGCATTACCACCAAATGTTCCATTGTCATTAAATTGAACTTGTGTGTTACTACCACCCGGTGTTCCTCCACCATTGGCTGCTGCACCACTAACATCAATCAATATACCATCTACTTCAAATTCACCTTCAATAGTAATTGGTTCAAAGAAAAGACCTTGAAAGTTTTCTTCAACTAGATATGATTCACCGTTTGGAATCAGATATGGCATAACGGCAGCACGATTTGATGTACCGGATGCATCTGAGAAACTTAGAACACCATTGCCATCAGTGATAATAACTTGTCCGCTACTACCACCTGTTATGGTTATGTTAGCGATGGGCCCTAGATTACTAGTACCCGATACAGTTAAATTGGCTGCTGAGAAATTGCCATCTGCATCGATGACAATATTCCCATTATATAAACCAAATCCACCATCGCTGTTTAAAGACTTCAATGCCATAATTAAATTGTTCTAAACTGTGTTGTCCAAACTGTACTATTACTGCTTGATGGTGTAACTTGCAATGCAATGTTACCACCTACAACGTTGACTGCCAACACACCTGTTGCGCCGCCAATGGCAGCAGTAGCAAATGTTACGTAATCAACTGTTGATCCGTTTGTAACTGCGGTGACTGTTGCTACAGAATATTTTAATCCTGTTGAATCAACACCCTTAACAATAAATTCATATCCAGTGATGCCACTTGTTGGAACTGTTGCAATTGTTTGATTACCTGTAATAGCACTAGTTGTTACTGTTCCCCAATATACAGCAGTATTACCTAATATAATTGCATTACTTACGTTAGCATTGTTAGCAAATAATGTGCTTGAAACGTTTAAGTTTCCTGTAACATTACCGCCTGTTGCTGTTACAACTAATGAAGTATTACCACCTGCTGTAATGTTAACATTGCCATTCGCTGTTGGTATCTCGACATTACTTGTACCATTAATTAATGTACCAGTAAAGAAGTTAGCAGTTGCTAAGTTGCCTAAGTTTGCATTGGCAGCATTAATATTACCGGTAAAGTTTGCGGTGTTGCCGGCAAGTTCTAAATTAACTGCTAGATTTGGTACTACGACATTACCACTAAAGTTTGCAGTATTACCAGCAAGTTCTAAATTAACTGTTAAGTTTGGTAATATTACGTTGCCACTGAAGTTTGCTGTATTACCGCTAAACTCTAAGTTTATTGTAGCGTTATTAGCAACAACGTTACCACTGAAGTTTGCACTATTACCTGTAATAGCAGTATTAACTGTTAATGCATCAGTGATTGTAGTTCCGGATACATTTGCATTTGAAGCAAATACTGTTGAGTTTGCAGTAATATTTGCAGCCAATACATTACCGGTTGCTTCAACATTACCACTTGCATTTAAGTTTAAACCACTTACGTTAGCATTAGAAGTAATTGCAAGATTTGCATCAATACTACCTTGAACTGTTAAGTTACCTGTAATGTTAGCAATATTACTAATACTTAAATTATTAGCAGTAACATTACCATTGCTTAATGTATTCCATGTCAAACTACTAAATGTAGCATCACCAATATTTGGTGTTGTCAAATTAGCACTTGATTTAACAACAATGTTGCCACCAACAATATCAGTTGTTACTCCGTCTGTATTAGCACTGATTGTTGTACCACTAATATTAATACCATTGCCTGCGGTGTATGAACCGGCAGCACTAAATTGAGTGAATGTTACACTATCAGTACCAATAATGATTTCACCATCAGGAGCAGTTAATACATATGATTCACCTGCACCAGTAGTACCTTGGGATATGAATACATAGTCTCCCTTGCCCATACCATTTGGACTTGCAGGGATATACTTATCCATATCACTTGAACGTGTCATTATCCACGCTGCTGTAGCATTACCTATATCGCTAACAACATAGATACCGTTATGTGCAGAATTTGCTTGAGTATAAACTAAAACACGATCTGTGTTCGCTAGTGCAATGCCATCAATACTAATTGCGGCATTTACACCTGCATTAGTAAGCGTTGCACCAACACCTGGATTTGCACGTGATGCTTCTGTTAAACCTGTACCATTTGTAAGTGTTGTAACTTCAGCACCAAAGTAACCATCTCTAATTGTGATTTGATTTAGTGCCGGAACTGTTTGAACCCAATATGCTTCACCACCAACGATACCGTTAAATGAGTTAGTCCAAACGATACCGTCGTTGACGCTCAATCCGTGATTTGCACTGAATGTAATTGTTTTTCCACCAGTGATATCTGTAGTAGTCTGTGTTGTGCCACCTACTACATAAGTTGCATTCAATGCTGTTGGTGATTCAACACGAACTGGGCTATGAATTGTTAAACCTGTGCCACCAATTGCGTCAACATATTCTTTAGTTGCCGCATCATTTGGATTTACTGGATCAGCCAATTGACTGATACGTGCTAATCCTAAATCAACTGTACCTGTACCACTTGGTACAAGATAAATGTTTTCGTTTGTTCCACTAGCACTAATTGTTAAATTACCAGATGTTGCAGTAATGTTTGAAGTCATCAAACTACCAACATTAGCACGACCTGATATCTCTGCATTTGCAGCAACTACATTACCATTAGCAGTTACATTACCATTGGCTGTTATATTGCCTAATGTTGAATTAATATTACCAACAACATGCAATCCATCGCTAGCAAAAGTTGCAACGTTTGCTACGCCACCAATAGTGATTTCTACGTTCGCATTACTGTAAACTTTTACGTTACTATTACCATTTGCTAATGGTCCAATTAAATTGGCTGCGGTAGCATTACCTGTAACATGTAGATCATTGGCTACGTTGATATAGTTAGCGGTTGCTAAGTTACCTAAGTTTGCATTTAATGAAGTTAAGTTACCACTAAAGTTTGCAACGTTACCATTAAGGTCATTTGCTACGTTTACATAATTAGCGGTTGCTAAGTTACCTAAGTTTGCATTTAATGAAGTTAAGTTACCACTGAAGTTTGCTGTGTTACCTGCAAGTTCTAAGTTAACAGTTAAGTTAGGTAATACAACATTACCACTGAAATTTGCTGTGTTACCTGCAAGTTCTAAATTAACAGTTAAATTACTTGTGGTTATATTACTTGATACATTCACAAAATTTGCTGTAGCAAGATTACCTAAGTTGGCGTTGGCGGCAGTTAAATTACCACTAAAGTTACCTACGTTACCTATCAATGTGTTTGTTATATTTGCATTGCCTGTTACAGTAAAGACCTGCGTAGAATCATCATATGTAAAGTTTGCACTGGCTGCAAAATTATTACCCATATTATATTGAATTTGGGTATTGGCGCCGGCTGCTTCTTGGAAGTCCCAAGGTTGACCGTTTGCATATAATAAGTTGTCTGTTCTTAAATTGCCAACATTTGCTGTATCGGTAACATTTACGTTACTAGATACATTGATAAAGTTTGCTGTTGCCAAATTACCTAAATCAGCATTAACTGCGGTTAAGTTACCACTGAAGTTAGCAACGTTACCTACTAATGTAGAGTTTACAGTTAAGTTTGGTAATATTACGTTACCACTAAAGTTTGCTGTGTTGCCTGCAAGTTCTAAATTAACAGTTAAATTACTTGTTATAACATTACTTGCAACGTTTACATAATTGGCTCTTACTAGATTACCTAAATTTGCATTTAGTGTATTAACATTACCACTGAAGTTTGCTGTGTTACCTGCAAGTTCTAAGTTAACAGTTAAGTTAGGTAATACAACATTACCTATAAAGTTTGCAGTGTTACCGCTTAATTCTAAATTGACTGTTAAATTATTTCCAATAACATTACTTGCAACGTTTACAAAGTTTGCTGTAGCAAGATTACCTAAATCTGCATTGGCTGCTGTCAAATTACCACTGAAATTTGCAACGTTACCATTGACTTGATTTGCCACGTTAACATAATTTGCTATGGCAAGATTGCCAAGATTAGCATTAGTGCTAATAATATTGCCAACTACTTCTAGGACATTAGTTGAGGGATTGAAAGTAAAGTTAGCACTTGCGGCAAAATTGTTATTTAAATTATATTGAATTTCATAGTTGGCACCGGCTGCTTCCTGCATGTCCCAAGGTACGCCGTTACTATAATATAGGTTATCTGTTAATATGCCCCATGTTGCATTGGCATTTGATATTAACAAATTACCTGAAAATGTTGCGCCATTACCCGTAAAATAACCATTAGGGTAAATAACGTTTGCGGGAGTTTCACCTACTGAGAAACCGCCGACTGAATTTAGTGGTTTAAGTGCCATTTAAAAATCCCCTGTCCTATCTATATTTATCAAAAAATTACTCTTCATACACTGTCATTTGTATCTTATATGATGACAAATTAGTGGTTAATGGTTCAACGTAAAGCGTTACTGATGCTGGAGAAATGATGTTTCCAGGATCATAACCTACTGTTAAATTACCAACCAATCCATTAACATGTAACGAACTGTATTCGTTATAATTACATGTTGCTTGAAACATAACCGCAGATAATTTACTTACCTGTCTATTACCTGATGTATTATCCGTTGCAATAACTGTATAATCTACACTAGAAACTGTGTTAGCATTCAATGATACTAATGCAGTATTAGACATTGTAGCGGTCGTTGCAAAATACACATTGGATCTAGAAAACTTATAAACACCTGATCCAATTTCAATACTATTTGCAATCAAGTTACCTGCAATGTTAAATGTATTGGTTACTTCATTGAAAGTTAGATATGGGCTACCTCCAAAGTCACCTGAATCGTTATATTGAATTTGTGTATTGGCGCCACCAGGAGTACCATTACCTCCACCGCCGCCACCTGCACTCCATGTTAAGTTACCAGTGCCGTCGGTTGTAAGTACATATCCATTAACACCACCTGATATGTGTATGTTTGCTAATGTACCTAAATTAATATTTGGTGATCCTGAGAAGTTGACGTTTGCTAAACTTCTTAAACTTCCAGGATAATTTATTCTTAAGTTGCCGTTTACTGTTACATTACTTGCGAATGTAGCGTTACCTGCTGATACGTTACGTGAAAGATTAATATTACCTGCAATAATATTACCTGAGAATGCTGCATTACCTGCGCTAGTTATGTCTCCTGTAATATCCAAATATAATAAGTTACCTAAACTTGTAATATTAGACTGATCAGGTTCTGTTACGTAGTTTGCTAAATCTGATGTAATACCTGTAAGATAATAACCATTACCTACAAAATATCCATTTGCTTGTATATTGGCATTAGATGTTATATTACCTACGGCTGTGATATGACTTACTGCATTAACTGTAGGTACTGTAAGTGTGTTTGTTGTCTTGTCGAATACAAAATCTACGTCACCACCAAACACACCATTATCATTATACTGAACTTGTGTATTACTGCCACCTGGTACTGCTGCACCACCGTTTCCGCCGGCTGCCCAAGTTAGTCCGCCGGCGCCGTCAGTTTGTAAGAAGTAACCGTTATCACCGCCTAAAATGCTTAAACTAGACACATCGCCTAGTGTTAATACGTTACCACTCCAAGTTACATTAGGTATTCCACCAAAAGACCCGGCATTATTGAATTGTAATTGAGTATCGTTGCCACCGGGTTGTCCTGTAAATGCTTGTCCGTTAGCAAATTTATAATATGTTGCATAAAAAACGTTAGCAGTAACATTACCAGTGGTGTTAACATTAGTTATAACGTTGCCATTGGCGTCAATGACTGCAACCGCTGGTATACCTGATGTATAACCGCCTATACTGTTAAATGGTTCTGCTGACATTATTCTATTTCCCTTATTACATATTTATCATAAAGACGTATATTGGGTACTCAAAAAAGAACCATTGGTATCTTTTTTCTAAATACAATTATGCTTACACAACAATTACCAAGACCCATTTGTATCAATTGCAGAAATGCATTAGCAAAACCAAATGGAAAAAGCAAGAACGGGTTTACTAAATGGCACAAATATTGTGCTGATTGTGCTAAGGGGATTTATAGCCCTAAATATAAGCACTTACTAGAAAAGAAAAGTAAGTGTGATAAGTGCGGATTCGTTGCAGAAGATAGATGTCAGTTAGATTTGATTTATAAAGATAACAACAAGAAAAATACTGTTAAGAAAAATTTAATAACATTATGTGCAAACTGTAGTAGATTGCACAAGAAAAAATCTAAGGCTAATAAAAAATCAATATTAAATTTAACAGTAGATGCGGACGTAAGAATAAGTTAACTTAATTCGTTCACTTTCTGAATCCATAAATTATAGTATTCAGCAATATATGCTTTATTAAAATTAGGCAACTGTAATACATTATAAACTCGTTCTACCTCTTCTATCATAGTTTCTTCCTTGTCATATGCTCTTGTATCAAAATGACATATAACCTGCTTATATTGCGCTAATTCTTCAAAATCTTTTCTAAAATTTGGTAACATGTCATAAAATTTTCTAACCCTAGGATTAAATTCGCAACGTTTCTTAATGAATGATTCTACATGGTCAAACAATATAACTTTGGGTTTGTGCCATATTTTTAATACTGCTTCTAATTCAGGTCTAAAGTGAGTAGCCATGTAAAATTTATAGTTACTTTCACTTGCTTCTTTTACCACTCTATGAAAACGTATACCCCTAAAAGGATTAATATATTCTTTCTTTTTTAATCCAAAGAAGTTATCACAAGATAAATTTAAGTCATTCCAAAAATCACCCTTTTTTAATTTAGATAATTCTGTTCTAATATAATTCATCTTATCATCAACTGTAAACTCTCCTCGCATTTGCATTTCAGCAAAGGTCTTATCTGGAAAAAGTGCCCCATCATTTAATGCTAAACAGTTTAATAATGTTTTTCCACCTGCATAATTGTAATACCAAATGATTACAAAGTTATCAGTGTCTAGGTTAACTTCATTAGGTGATACACGTAGATTTGTCATGTCTATATTTAAATCTTATTACTACAGCCAAAAGAAAAGGCTCCGAAGAGCCTTTTCTACTTCCCATCCCGATTGGAAAGATTTATTGGAACGTTAAGTTCTGAACTGCAATCTCACCAACGTAATCAGCAGCATTACCAAAAGATGATGCTGTGTTAGTTAATTCGATGTAACCATAACGTGTCATGAATGATACGACTGGTTCGAATGTTGATGGATCAAGAACAACACCACTGCTCATCAATGGAATGTATGGGCAATAGAATGCTGCGGCGTCAGTCTCACTTGAACCCTTATAACCAACCAATACTGGCTGAGTATCTGGAGCATATGAGTTAACGAATACACGCATTGCACCGTTCAATGTACCAACGAACTTGGTGTTAGTTGGTGCTTCGAATGTACCTTCTGTGGTACGTGCGAATGCTGATGTTGTTGCTGACTGAAGAACAGTCAATGATGCTGGGCTGACAACGCACCAGTTACCTGCGCCACGACGGGTACGCTGTGCGATCAAGTTAGCAACACGGTTGATCAATACTGCAAGAGCAGCATGCTCGTCACCAACGTAAGTAGCAGTACCAGAAACTGTTGCCTGGTTGTATGTAAACTCAGTTGATGCTAATGTTGCCAATGACAAGAGAATTTCTTGGTCAATTTCAGCAGTGATTTCTTGTGCAAGAGCAGCCATAATTTCTGCTTCAACGTCGATGCCATGCTGTGACTGTGCGTCCTGAGCGGCTTCGAATGTCCATCTTGCTTGCAACTTACGTGATTTGGCTTCAACAGCCTGACGTAAGATTTGTACGCTGATCTGTTTACCACCGTTACCTTCAAGAGTAGCAGTGTCATTACCAGTGTAGTAATTTGTGCTTGCTGCACCTGATGGTACACGTGAATATGCCTGAGCAATCTTGAATGGACTCAATGCTTCTTCACCTGCTGTTACAGATGTTGCAGCTGCTGAGTTGTCAGTCAATGATTGTGCATAACGTACACGTAATGTGTGAATCTGACCAACTGGGCCGGTCATTGGCTGAACACCAACCAACTCGTTAGCAATAACGGTTGGCATCACACGACGGATAACTGGGAGAATAACGCGGTTTAATGTTGCGATATTACCTGCAGTTGTTGTACCTGCTGTAGATTCAGCAAGTAACTGTTTCTTTGTGTTCTCAAGGAGAACACCCATTGTTGAGCGGCGAGTGCCCTTTAAGCCTTCTAACAGGGCATCTTTGGTCTCGTCCCAACGGCTTTCTAATAGAACTTTTGACATTTGTAATTATCTCCTAATATGTCTTAAAAATTAAAGCCCTGCCAGACGCTTGATTTCGATGACGTTATCACGTCCTTCGAATTCTTCTTTAACTTCTTTCTTGGCAGATTTATCACCAGTAGCCTCAGTAATAACTGATTCAGTTAAAGTTGGCTTTTCAGCCTTCTTAATTTCTGATCCAGTATTTAAAACTGCTGGTAGATACTTATCGAAAGCATTCTTCAATTTTGGTGTCTGAACGCTTTCTAAAAGGCTCTTCATTACCTTAGATTTCTCTTCGTTTAATGGTGCTAGAAGTTCATCTAGTACTCTTTCACGTTGAGTTGATTCTTTAATAATGCGAACTTCCTTTTCTTTACTCTCCACTAATTTTTGTGCTTGCGCAACTTTATTAGTGGCTTCGGCTAATTGCTTTTCCTTTTGATGTAGTGTTGCGACTAACTTGCGAGTTTCAGCCTTCTCATTTAAATGAGTTACGCTAAATTCACCTGCAAATGCTTCGAACAACTTACGACCAAAATTGTTTTCTTTAGCCTGTTGAATGTCTTCCTTAAGTTGTGACATTTCACCTTTGAGATGATTGGTAACAATCTTATTGATTCTTGCCGCACTTTCAGCAACAAACTTCTGCTTAAGTGCTTCAAGTTTCTGACGACCTTCAGCAACCAATTTAACTTTTGCTTCAACAACTGCTTTCTTGTCTTGTGAGAATTCTTTAATCTCACGTGCCAATGCATGTACGATGAACTTTTCAAGTTTTTGTTGATTTTCCATCATTGCTTTACGGTCTGAACGTAGTTCTTTGATTTCTTCTGCTAACTTAGTTACCATAAAATCATTAAACTTAGTCGCATTTTCTTGCAATTTTAACTTTGCTTTAACACGATCTTCGTTCATTGCTTGTCTCTCAGTGTGAAATTCAGAAATTTCAGTTGAAAGACTATCTGTTACCATCTTGTCAAGGGCTTCAACCATCACACTTCTATCATGCTCATAACGTTGTGCAAACTCTTCTCGTAGTTCAGCACGTACTTGTTCACGGGCTTCATTGAGTTTGGTCTCCCATGCCTCATTAAGAGACTGGGCAACATCCTCTTTGATTAGTCCGCTTTCAAGTAATGGTTTGATAGCATCTAGCATGCTGTGTTCCCCTTAATTGATTTTGAGATCCTTGATGAGGCGCATTACTTCCTCTTTTAGGTATCTCTCTACTTTTTTGTCACCTTTAGCGTCTTTTGCAATATCCAACAACTTATGACCATGACGCATATTCATCATCCCTTCATAAATTGCTTTTGGATACGCATTAGGTGCGCTAGGTTGAGCGACAATATCCACTGTGATTATTTCGAAATCACTGACGCGGCCGTCCATGTCGTTTACATTACCTGATCCACGACTGGATACGCCGAGTTTGACCCCACTAGTGAGCATAGTTTTCACTAACTCTCCCATTGGTGTGGGTAAAATCTTTAATTTACCAAATCCGTTTGCACCGTCCATCCACATCTGAGTAATCATATGGGATACACGATCCAAGTTAATCTTTAGATCGTCTGGGTGATCTACTTCCCCTAACACTGAGTAGCCGGTTTGAATTTGTTCGTTCAAAGTATTGACTGCGTTCTCAATTTCAGAAACGGGGTAAACACGCTCATTTGCGTTTTTTACCCCACCCTGAATGAAAATCCCCTTCATATATAGGGATTTTCCATTACTATCATCCGCAGATTCAACCACCATTCCTGCGCGGTCAAATGTTAGATGTTCTTTGAGATACAAAGCCATTTGTTCTCAGTTCCTTACTTTGCAACGATGCTCTTAGTATTTGCTCCGTTGTCGCCCTTCTTAGGAGCGGGAGCCTTACTTAAGTCTGCACCTTTGTGTCCTGGAGCATTTTTAAACTTACCTGCTCCTGGTACTTGTGTTTCACCCTTTGAATATGGGTTGCTTGGACCCTTAGGACTTGTTGGAACTGTTTCTGCTTGACCACTGAATTTCACTGGCTTGCTGTCCATTCCTGCTTGTCCGCTATTCTGTAACCCTGGGCTCTTTGTCTGAACGCCATTGTCACCGTGTGTAACACTTACTTTCTGAAGTTGTACTGCTTCCATCATTGCTTCTTCTTCGCCTTCAGCGTCAACAGCAACTTCTTCCTCTTCTTCACCGCCCATGTCTGCTTCGTCACCCATGTCATCGGCTTCACCGCCCATGATTTCTTCGAATTCAGCCATCAACTGATCTAATTTGTCCTCGATGCGAATGACAGCATCTTCCATGCCTTCACCTTCTGCATCACCTTCATCGCCTAAATCTTCTTCACCGTCGGCTTCAAGGTCAAATACTTCTTCCTCTTCACCTTCTTCTTCGGTTACTCCTGATTCTTCAGCATTGATTTCGTCAAGTAGGTCACCAACTTGGCCAACCATCTCGCCTTCTTCCATTCCGTCTTCCATGCCTTCTTCGATAGCATCTGCCTCATCTTCTTCGGCTTCTTCCATCATTTCTTCGTCCATGATAGACTCATAGATTTCACGTGACTTTTCAACCACGATTTCGTGAAATAATTCACGTGCTTGCTCTTCGTTCTCATTGATAATAAGGTCAATGAGTGTTTCAAATTTTTTGTTATCCATTATAAGTTTCTCCTGATAAGAATGGCTTTGTAGAGTTATTTAGTGGCTAGTCAAAAAAATAGCACATTAAGTGCTAATTTTTTACGTTTTTGAGGTTAAAGTGCGATTTTATACGCTAGGGGCGCCTTCTTCGTCTTGAGCCTTTGCCCCATATTGCTCTCTAACTTTCTTTAAATATTGTTTTTTCTCGTAATTTCTAACATCCATCATCTTACGTAACTTACGTATTTGCTTTAATGTTAGTTTAGTTTTACGTGAAGTTCTCCAGGTAGGCTTACTGTTATCTTGATTTACATCCTGATAACCTAGTATAGGAGCGTCAAACATTTCAAAAAGTTTCATAATAGTATTTATGCTGGAGGTGCTGCTCCGCCGGGAGCAACTGGTGCTGCTGGTGCACCTAATTCAGGACCGCCTACTGGACCTGCAACATTTTCAGGACCCAATGCTGCCTCTTCTTCACCTGTTTCCAAATCGTCAGCAGTTTGTTCATCAGTTTCAATATCACTTGTAGATACACCAACGCTACGTAAATCACTACCTTTTGGCTCTTCAGTAATATCTTTCTGATTTTCTTCACGCCATAGTTTTTCGTTTTTAGTAATTTCTTCTTCAGTTAATCCTAAAAATCTTTCTAGTGCAAATCGTTTACTGATATAGGGAAATGCTTCCATGCTAGCAAATGTGCTTACACGTGCTGTATCAAGTTCACTTTGACGATAGGCTGCAAAGTTTTGCGGTGGATTAAATGTAAGTTGGAACAACCCACTATCAATGTTGAATCCTCTCCAGCGCAAGAACAATTTAAATTCTTCATCCAATTTCATTGCCATGTAACTTTGTAAACGTTCGCAATATTGATTGAATCTAAATTCTTGAATCATAGCAGTACCAACACGACCGTCGCTTAATGGTGTTGTGTTATCGTCAGGACCAGTTGGTAGATATGAACTTGGAACACGCAAACCACGTGCTAGTCTGTTATTGAAATAACGTAAGTCATCAATCTCACCAAGATTCTGTCCACCAGGTAGAACCTCTACAGAAGATCCTCGCCCATCCGCTGTAACAGGGAAGAAGTAATCTTCATTCATTGACAATGGATTATATGTGGCGTCTACAACAGACTGCCCACCGTATACAGATGGGATTCTACGCTGATGGATTTCGTTCTTAATGCGTTCTACAAACGCCATAGCCATATGACTTGGCATGTTACCAACGTCAATCTTGAACATTCTACGTTCAGGAGCACGTTGTACACGATAGATTAGAACCGCATCTTCAAGTAATTCTTTTTGTTTGTATACTTTAAATATATTTTCTAATACGCTTTGACCAAAAGGCCAAAATCTGTCTAGACCTTCCGTAAGACTTAGATGTAAAATATGTTTAGCGTCAATAGCACTTTCGCTTTGACCTAATGTAAATCTACTACCACTTGTATTATATGGCATAGCAGGAACAGTATATGGTGTGTTGGTACCACCGCCCGTACCGCCAAGTCCTGTCGCAGGATTTGCGGCAAAGTCAGTATTTGTCTTTTGTGCAACACTTAAGTTCTGTAAGTTAATGTTAATATCTTTTAATACATATTGCTCAGGCTTCTTACCTTCACTTTCGTTAACAATAACTTTGATAACTTTGACCATATCAACCCAGTATAACTTAAAGTTTTCTGGGTCACGAACAAATACCTGATCCCCATATTTGACAACATTTCTAAAGATTTTAAAAATGCGATTGTCAAATTCGTTTAACTTACACCATTGCTGTAATTGCTTTTGTAGTAATTCTACTTCATGTGGAGTAGGATCTTCTTTGAATTCAAAGTTAAACGGAGTTTTGTTATGTTCGTTCTTTTGTGTGCTAAACTCTGAAATGATATCTAAACATGCATTAATTTCAGCATCAACGTCCATCATTTCATATTGATTATATCGTTCGATACGATTTGGGTGACCTGTATAGACTTCAGGAAGTCTACTCATGTAATTCTTATAACCAAATTCAGTATTATTCCAACCACCTGTTGGTTGTCCATTTTGTCCTGGACTGCCGTTCCATGCTCCGGCATTACTATTGCCACCGCTTATAGGGCTTGAAACACCACTTCTATTAAGAAACTTTCTTTTATAAGTCATTGATTTTGGTTCAAATTATATAGTATTTAGTGTTAGATTAATGAATGCTTCAATAACTTGCTAGATGTGTCATTACCATCACTTAATTGTGCAATAACTTGATCCAACTTACCAGCCATCATTGAATACATTTCCATATTGGCTGCTAGCATTTCCTTAGTAACATCACTACCTGTTTCCATTTTAGACCCAGTTGCTTCTGCTAAAACATCTTTACTTTCTGGGCTACCGGCTTGTGTCTTAGCCAATTTCATTAGGATACTTTCAGTATCTAATGGCGCTGTAATTTCTAACCCATGATGCTGTACTGGATATCCTGTTTCAGGTCCGTCAGCAATTAAACCACCTGAAGCCTGCATAACACGTTCGCCACCTGCCTGTTGTCCACCTGGCATTTTTGACGAATACATTGCTACTTTTTGCAATACTTCACCACCTAAGTATCCTTGTCCCGGTTTAATTGCTGTTCCTGCAATCTGACTTGTTGCTAATAACTGTGCTTGTTCAGCACTCATGCCACCTTTAGAATCTATACCCAATTTGCCAGCCATGCTTGACTGACCTTTTTGCATATACCAAGCAACAACTTCACTTGCAACATTGGGATCATTTACTAAATCAGGATTCTCAACTAACCGATCATCACCAAATATTGCTTTACTTGCGGCTGCATAATTATTCTTACCAGTTAACTGTATGTAACCTCTACCTCTGAACTTCCAGCCATCACCTGGTTCAGAGTTGCCCATACCTTTACCTAACTTAGTACCTGACCCATAAACAGCCTCAGCCATTTTTTCAGGGCTAGACTTCATTTCATTGATTTCTTCGTCAGTCTTACCTGCGGTTGCTGATTTGAATATACTTCTTATACGTTCATTACTTGTCTTACTATAGTTAAGATTTTCATTCGTTACTTTACCACCAGACTCTTTCATTACATTTCCTAAAACAGCATTAATGTAATTTTGATCTGTCATGCCTCTCTTTTTAAGAGCCTCTGCAATACCACCAAGATTTTCTTTAACATCTTGTTTCATTGGTGGAGGTGCTGATGGCATGCTAGGTGGCATACCACTCATAATTGGTTTGCCGTCGCTAGATGTTATAGGTTTGCCATCACCTGATACTACTCCACCTGACACAGGGGCTTGAGCAACTGCGCCGGCTGCGCTTGCATCTTTTAGTTGACTCTTAATTTTACCAATATCTAATAATGCGCTACCTAATACCCCTTTTATTTGATCCTTAACTTCTTTGGTTGCATCTTCAGGGCTAACTTCATCTAATGTACCTTTGATAACACTATCAAATTTAGTAAAGTTAATTGTTAGATTGGCTAGTGATTTATTAGATATATCCAACATTTGTTGGAACTGTCTTAGACTATCATTAACAGTTTTACCTGTTTCTTGTTGTGACTTACCTAAATCTTCTACAGATGTGCTTGCCTTAAATATATTCTTTTGCATTTCATCAAATATATCTTGGCTAGTTTTAACCTTTTCGTCACCTGTAACAGGTTTCTTCATTTGATCCTGAATACTCTTGCTAGAAATGCCAAATTGTTTCATCATCTCAGACATATTCTTGTCTGGAGTCATTATCTTAGCGATTCTCTCTTCTGCACCCTTTTGCACTTCTGCTAATCTTGCTTCAGGACTTGCAGCAGTTGCGGCAATCATGCCTGGAATCATAGAAGGTTGTTCTTTAGGTCCTGTAGACTTAACATCTTTTTCTTGTCCAAATGCCATTGCATTTGAACGTAGTCCTTGAGGATTTGCTTTTTCTGCTTGTTCCGCAGGAGTAAGTTTAGGTTCTACCTTAACTGCTTCCTTTACCTCAGGGGATTTAGGTTCTATAGTAGGTGTCTTTGCTTGTGCTGACGGTATAATTACGCCAGTAACCTTATCTAATAATCCTTTAGCACCTCGTCCTAATGACGCTAATATGCCGGCTGATTCTACAACTGGATCAGGTTTTTTCTCTGCGACAGGTATTGGTTTTGCTTCGGCTGATTCGGGTTTCTTAACTTCTGCTGGTTTTTGATCTGCCTTTGCTTCTACTTTCTTTGCTGCCTCTGCTGTTTTTGCATCAGCCTTTTCTGACATTTGATTAATGCCACTGGCTGCAGCCTTACCAACTGTTTCACCGCCCTTACTACCTAACCATCCACCAACTGCGGCGCCTATTACGCCACCTATTATAGTTCCTACAACAGGTACAGCAGAACCTAATGCGGCTCCAGCGGCTGCGCCTGCCCATGCTCCTCCGGCTGCGCCTGCGGCTGAGCCTACACCTCCGCCTACTGCTTCAGTTTTCTTTTCTTTGGCTTCTTTTTCTGTTATCTCGCCTGACTTACGTTGTGCTTCAATGTCTTGATATTCATCATAAGCACCTTTTGCAGCCATGCCTACGCCAACAACTGCACCAATTGCAGGTGCAGCCTTAGCAACACTTGCCAATGGGGTTGCTAACTTAGCAAGAGTTCCTGCACTCTTAGCAGCCTCAGCACCTCCCTTGACAAATCTTCCTGTCTTAGGATCTCTTGCTCTTGGCGTTCCTTTACCTTTACCCTTGCCTTTACCGTCTCCACCGCCAACTTTATCTAATAGTCCGCCCATACCAGCGGCTGTAGCAAGTTTAGATAACGCCATTGTAGCCGCAACAACTGCGGCTGTCATACCTACTACTGCTGCGCCGGCTGCTAATATATTTCCTCTGAATGGATTAATTGCACCAATAAATGCATCACTTAATCTACGTGCTTGTCTTTCTAAATCTTCCTTAGTAGCAGTAGCATCTACGACACCTTGACCTTCTTGACCCTCTTCTTTTTTGGCCTTTAATTCTTCTTCTTTAGCAGCCTTAGACTTGATCCAAGCGTCTTGTTCTTCTTTAGTTTTTAATTGTGCGAATTGTGCCGCACTTTGACGCATCTTATTATCAACACCAAATACGCCTTGAATGTCTTTACTTGACTGACCCAATGCATAACCTGCTTCACCAAATGTTTTAGTGAATCTTTCTGCGGCTTGAGCCTGTGATCCCAATAATTGTGCAGTTTGATTTTGACCTTTATTCAACTTTTCATTCATGGCAGCAACGTCAATACCTGCTCTAGCAAGTTTAGCGTTGTTTTCAGTGTATACTGTTGCGCCTTCTGTTGAAATAGATTCCATTACTGCGGCTGCATTTGCGGCACTCATAGTGCTTACAGCCATTTTAGCAAATTCATCTTTGGCTGCTACTGTTTGTCTAATCTGTGCAGCCTGTGCTTCTAATTCTTTCTTACGTGCGGCATCAGTTTCGTTACGTGCTTGTTCTTCAAGACCCAAAGCCTTTTGATCCATTGCAAATTTATATGCATTAAAATTCTCGTTTGCATTTGCAATGTCTAGTGCTTCTTGTTGTTTCTTAACACTAACACCGGTTAATTCTGATAATACATTTAATTGATCAATATAAGCAAGTGATGCTTTTTGTAATTGTTCAGGACTCTTTCTTAATGATTGACCTGCTTCAGTCTGTTGTCTAATATACGTTGCTTGGGCTTCCATCAACTGTTCTTGTGACATACCCAATCTACGATATTGTTTTAACGTTTCATCACCGACGGCCGTAAATTTACTAAATGTTTTAATACCTTCACTAGCAGAACCACCTAACCCAATTAAACTAGTACCTGCTTCTTTAGCATGTTTAGTAAAGATACCAATATTATGTGAGGTAAAGCCTGCTTGCTTACCTAACTCCATAATCTGTTCTGCATTCATTGATGCAGCACCGCCGATTTCCGCTAGGTCGTCATAGGCTTTTACCATAGCGTCAGTCTGTTTTAAAACTGCACCTGATAGTTTTCCTAATGCCTCAACAGTAAATCCTAATGCTTTACCTAAGGGTCCAAAATTACTTAATACGCCACCAATAGCAGAAGTTGTTGACTTGATTGCACCTTCATACTTCTGAAAACCACTGGTTGTATCTAATAATGCCGATGCAAAACCTTTAACTGCTCCCTGAGCAGACTTCAATGCTTGACTATAGTTCTCCATAGCCTCAGCATTCTTTTGTCTTGCTTGCTTTTCTATCTCAGAAAGTTTAGTATTACCTTCAATTGCGGCGCTATTTTTATTGACAGCGGCTGTGTTTTGATTAGCGGATTGGTTGGTCTTGCCCATAGCACCGGCAAGAATACCCATTTGTTCGGCTACGAACTTCATGTTTTGACTGATTTCGTTTGTAGCCTGACGTATAGAATCTACTGATTCGTTTAAATTATTTTCATCCGCCATTTTTTATCCAATAAATACTTCTAGTATTTATTATTGGGAAAAACCCAATTTTTTAACCAGAGGACTATTTATGGATTCAATGACAAACCCACTCAGACAGTATTTCCGCAGACCCGCAGTATACTTAAAATTACCCAGCGGAGGAAAAGGATATACACCTGAGGTGCTAACAATGCCTGAAAACGGGGAAATTCCAGTATATCCAATGACCGCAATCGATGAGATTACTGTTAGAACACCTGACGCATTGTTCAACGGGGTAGCAATCGCTGAACTTATTAAGAGTTGCGTACCTGCAATTCATGATCCATGGAAAGTCAATAGTATAGACTTTGATGCGATCCTTATTGCAATCAAAGCAGCGGGCGGATCTGGGGAACTAGAAATAGAAAGTTTATGCCCAAACTGCAATGAAGAAGCAAAATATGCATTGAATCTAATGAGAGTATTGGCTACATTAGAAGCAGGAGATTATACATCACCACTGGTTATCAATGAACTTCAATTTAAGTTTAGACCATTGACTTATAAAGAAATGAATGAGGCTGCTATCGGTCAATTTGAAGTGCAACGTATTTTTAATGCTGCCGCACAAAAAGAAACTGATGAAGAAAGAAATAAAGTAACACAAGAAGCATTTAAGCAAGTTACTGAATTGACAATGAAGTTGCTTACTCAGGGTATTGAATTTATCAAAACTCCAAACGCAATGGTAACAGAAAAAGAATTCATATTAGATTTCTTAAGAAACTGTGACAAGACTGTATACTTAAAAGTTCGTGACCATAGTGCAGAACTTAGAATGAAAACAGAAATGAAACCATTAGATGTTAAGTGCGTTAATTGCAATCACGAATACAAACAACCATTCACATTAAACCCATCTGATTTTTTCGAATGAGGCTTCTAAATCTCGCCCCAGAGGGAATTCAGAAGCTTATTGAAAACTATGAGAAGGAAGTGGGGAACATCAAAAAGTCTGCCATTTCCTATGCTTGGTACCTTAGAGGTGGTATTTCATATGAAGATATATTAAACATGTCATATGAAGAACGGAATTATCTAAGTGACCTAGTAGAAAGTAATTTGGAAATCACTAAGAAATCTAATTTGCCTTTCTTCTAAGTTGTCCTGCGGACAACTAATACCTTCACTTGTACTCGCTATCGCTCGTACTACGTTCGGTATTATATTTTTATATGGATTTATATTGCCGCCTTTGAAGCCATGGTAGTGCTATTCAGCACTACCAATGGTAAAGGACATTGCCACGCCCTATCGCCATGTGCCATCTATTCCCCGTCAAACTAGCCCGTTTGCTGTTTAACGCTACCGGTTGCCCTGTAAAGTTTATGGGACTGTAGTGAGATACTGTTACATATCTCGGCAACGCATGTTACATATCCGCAAGACAGAATTAGATATGTACTCATTGAGGGTTCGCAAACCTGTCGATTGCCCTCTCGGTTTTCCGTAGATGTTACTCTACGCTTACTCCAGATCCGTCGGCGATATTTCACGCTTCCTCAAGGAGGGTCGGCACCCGACCAGCAAATTGTTTATAATTGATGTAAAGTTGATAAAACGTCAGTTGTGATTGTGTTTAATGGCATTGTGCCTGTTGAGCCTGAATAAGATTTAAGTACGTCTTTGTTGTGTTTAAAGAAATGATCAAATTCAATAATGAGCCAATCTTTATGTTTACTTGATGTATAATATAAAAATTGATCGGTTACCCAAGTCATTGTAGTTTGTACTACAACAAATTTACCCTTGCGGTTAAATTTCATAAACAATATGTTCATGTCGTTGGGTTCTGCTACTGACATAAGTTGGTCTAACCATCCATCTAACACTTTACAGTCACCTGTTAGTACTAAATGAAATGGGAAATCTGCATAAGATTTACATTCTGCATTGAATTTAGGGAAACTTTGTCCTGGAACAATATCTCCCTTAAAACTACGCACTTGATCCTCATGCAAATATTGTTTACGTTGTTGATTTTTACCACCAACGTATGCGCCTGATCCTGGAGCACGTATAAAACTTTCTCCATAAAGGTCACTGAGAAATTTTGCAACTTCTCTTTCAAAACTTGATCCCTTTGCTTTCTGTGGACTAGGCATATATTAATTTATTCTCACCATTCGGTAGCGTAATTTTTTGTGACAACATTACTTGCACATTTGGTCTTGCATTCGAAATTCTCTAACATAAATTCACTAGACCAAAAAGGATCATTGATAACTTCTGACAATATATTGTCATGTAAGTTATATTTTTTACCCAAATCAAACCAAGAATTATTATGAGAATAGCGATTTGCCACCCAACAGCAGGGATAGAACTCGCCCCTACTATTTATATAAAGCCCCTTATTACCGATATAACAAAGGGGTTTTATACTATTATCCACTTCTTTAACATTATTATAGAAATGAATATTAGTCTTTAACCACGATTCTTTTGGCAATCTACCAGATAAATTCGTGATTTCCCGTTCATAGCGATGTGTAGAACTTATCCATTTATCACTAGGTTGTAGTATGTCAGATACTCCATAATTACTGTAAACTTTAGCAAATTTAGTACTTTTTGTAAGTTGGAAACTATCAAAACCCATACGTTTTGCTATAGATTTCATGTGTTCTAACTTATCTTCATTGAACTTAAATGCTATAGCATCCCAACTTTTATAACATTTACTGTGTTTAATTACAGTACGTGCGCCAATCATGATGCTATCCCAATTAGAATTTACACGATATTGCTCGTTACTTGCTTGATCCCATCCATCTAGACTAAAATGTATCTGATCATTTTCGTCTAATTCAATGGCTAAATCAGTCCACCAACCTTGATTCTTATATGATCCGTTAGTTACTATTACTATGGAAATAGGTTTAATAGACTTAAGATATCTAATAATTTCTACGAATTCATGCGCATAGATAGGATCTCCGTCATCTCCGCAGAAAGTTATTTTTTCTACATTTGATTTAACGAATTCACTAGTAAAGTTCTTTTTGAAAAAGTTTAAATCTAATTCAGTATTGATCAATGAGTCAGGAACTTCAGACCTAGCACACCGTGGGCATTTCAATGTACATTTACTAGAAACTTCAATGTGCCAATGCCAAAGTGCAAAACTCATTCTATATCATGTGCTGTATTATAAGTTGTAAAGCCATTTTCTTTAATGACTTTCAACACGCTAGGTACACGACCTGCTAACTCTTCTCTATGTGAAACAAGCCAAACACTCTTGCTACGTCTGCGTGACATATCTTTGAGAATAGCCATACTATTTTCAACACCGATTGTATCAAGACCACTATCAATCAATTCGTCAATAAACAATGTATTGATTGGATGATATAAGTTTTCCCATACGTCACGGAATGCAAAACTTAAACCAAGTATCAATCTATTGCGTTCTCCTCGACTTAAATTGTCAAAGTCAAGTTCACGACCTAATTCTGTAATTTCAACTTGTAAATCATTTTTGAATATTACTTGATGTGGTAAACCAATCTTATCTAAGTAATGTGTTAATCTAGCATTTAGATAACTTAAGTTTTGGTCAATAATTTTCTTACGAACAAAACTATCCTTACTTGTTAACAAGTCAAGTAGGAACTTTTGATGTTCACCAAGTTTAGTTAACTCATTAATCTTATTAAAATCTATTTCTTGTAATGCTTGACTTTCCATTTCAGTGATTTGTTCACCATATGGATCAGACTCTAATGTTTTTTCTTCTATTTGTTTGACTAAGTTATCAACTTCGCTACTATGTTTAACTGCTTCTGCTTCAGTTTTATAATGTGTTACAGGCTGTTCCATAACAGTTATTGGGTTTGCAACCAATTCATCTAACTGAAATTTATAATCTGCTAGTAAATTTTTACTTTCGGTTAATAGATTAAATTTGTTTTCTAATACAGTTTGATGTTGCTGATCGTGGAACTCTTGTCCACAAGCATAACACTTGTGATCTTTTAATGTATCAACTTCAATTACAAGTTTTTGATAGTTTTTATCTTCTTTTGTAATATCTTTACGTAGACTTGCAATCTTTTCATCATATGCAGTTTTCAATCTATATTGCTCATTGTAGACCTGCAGGTCTTTATGTAGTTGCAATTCTTTAGCAATATCTATTTGACTTAAACGTGTGTATTTGATTGCAAGATTTTCTAAATCTTCATCATGTTTGGTTTGCCAAAGTTTCTGCCTACGCTTTAAACTTTCTATTTGTTCTTTAACACGTTTATTGGCTTCTTCAATTGCCTTAACTTTAAACTCTTCCATTTGAATCTGTTCTTTGTTTTCTTTTAACAGATTCTTAATGATATCGGCTTTCTCACTTAACAATGTAATACCAAGCAACTGTTCAATGATGTTGCGTTGGTCATTTGTTTTCATGGCTAAGAATGGTTCACTATATGTATTCAATGCAATGATTTGCTTGAACATATCAGGAGTCATGCCAATAGCACGTTCAATTTGAATTTGGGTTTCTTTGTTTTCACCCTGTGCATCGTCTTGTGTTTCTTGCAAGTTACTATTAACATAGAACTTTAACACATTTGGTTTACGACCACGTTCAATTTTGTAATCAATACCATTCGCAGAGAACTCTAGTGTAACCATCATACCTTTACCATTGGTACGATTGATTAGATTATCTTTGCGAATATTATTAATTGGAGTACCAAATAATACGTAACACAATCCCTGTATCAATGTGGTTTTACCAGTGCCATTTCTAGCACCATCACCACCTAAGTCTAAGTTTTCACCTAGAATCAATGTTAGTTCTTTGCTGTCAAAGTTAACGGCTTGCGTTACTTGACCTATACTCAAAAAGTTACGTAGGGTAATATTTTTTAATACAATCATAAGTTCCTGTAGATATCTAACAGCAACTTAGGATCATAAAACTGACTCTCAATATTGCTGATTTGATCTATAATTATCTGATCAACTGATTCAAATTTCAACTCTCCTGGAGCAAGATCCAATGCCACTTGATCCAGTTTTATGGGTATCAATGCCATTTCACGTAAATTATGCTCAGGAATAAATTTTTCACGTAAGAAATTGGCTTCTTCATAACTAATATCAATATCCAAATGTACACGAACATGACTACGTGGTAGTAATAGTCCCATTGGATTATCTAAAATTTCGCTGAGTTTGTAAACTCTAAACAATGGTTGATTTGGCCAACTATGGAACTCAGGGTCTTTGCCCCACTCTAGTACCATCATACCACGTGCATCATCACTAGCATCAGCATAGTTGTGTGGGAAGGCATTACCAATGTACCAAATGTTTTTACGTGCCTGTCGCTTATGAAAATGACCACTGAATACTTGTTCGAAATTAGAAACATGATTGTCATTAATTTCGCCGTGATCGGGCATCTCTACCATTGCGTTCATATAGAAATGAGGTAATTCTAAATGTGCAAAAAGGTATTTGCCACTCATCTTCATCAATTTTTTGTAATCGTCTTGGACTAACCAGGGCGCAATGACTACATCACCCTCATTAAACCATTCGTTAACAATTGTTACATTTGGTAAATGCCTTGCCCACTCAACACTGTGAACATCTCGTTTATCACGATAATATAAATCATGATTGCCGGGAATGAAATATACATGGTCAAACGATTCATTCAATCGTTCTAACGCACGTAAGCCAAATTGAAGGGTGTGAATGTTGATGCTCGCTCTATGATGATTGTAATCACCCAAAAACAAACATGTCTCACATCCTTCTTCTTTTGCCTTTTGAATGAACCACTCAACGAATTCCGTACAATCTAAATTATGTTGTAGACTGTTGCTCTTAAGACCAAAGTGTATATCGGTAAATACTGCTGCTTTCTTAAATAATTTTGCCATATGGACAGTCTAAACTATTTTGTTATGTAAATCAATAGTTTAGGTTACCTTACTCTTCGTATGCCACTTTCGTGCCTTGCATCTGTCTTGAGTAACTTGGGTTCAAGCCATTCATTTCTAAGATATCATCACGAATATTTTGATTACGCTTTTCGGTGTTCAATACACGGCAGAAACTATTTGTGATAGCCGCAGTATAATATGCGAATGGATTTGCCGATTTCGCTTCATTGAAACGCAATCCAACATAAGTTAGTTGAAGAATGGCACTATTACGCATCTCATCATTGTAAGTATAACCACGCCAGTTGAACTTCATTGCGTATTTTTCGCAAAGCATAATGTACATACGGGCTAGTTTGTCTGTAATCTGACCATGGTCTTTGCTAAACTCGCCGGTCTTAACTCCGCCCTTCCAATGACTTTTACCTACACAAACTGCGCTACCGGTATTATCTATTTTATAATGTTGGAATGGGGGAAAGTTAACCTTGACATGAACCATATCATCTACTTCATCTTTGGTTGATGGATCTTCCAAATCTTCAAAGACGCTATCCTCATCATCCAAAAACTCTATAATGTCTTTGGCTGTTTTCTTTTGTACAACCTTGCGGGGTTGTTTTGGGCTAACAGGAATATGATCCCAAGTCATAACACGAAATACTAAATCACTAGTTTCGATCTCTTTGGGTTCTATCTTCTTTCCTGTTTCCATCGATAGTCTTGCGGCACGATTTTCTTTTGCTTGCTTAATATTAGCAGTTTTAGTAATTTGTGCTAGACTTTTTTCTAAAGAATCTGTAGGAGTATCAATGATCAAATCATATCTATTATATTCTCCTCTAGTAAACGAACAATAACTCGTTTTACTTTCATGAATTTCTTTTAGAATATCTTTATTATTTAAATAATTTACTGGTTTTTTTGCGGTAGACATAAGTTCCTTATAGGTTATTTTTCACTATCATAGCAAATTTACCCGCAACTATACAAGTTAAACGGGTAAAATTTGGGGGTTTTGTGAGCGATAAATACAGACAGATATATTTATCATACTAGTGTAAGGGTCTAAAAAGTAATGGCAACAGTAACCTATAGTGTTGGTAGAGCGCAATTAGTCGCTGAAACTACTGCCTCTGGACAAATTATTATCAAATTAATATTGCCTAGCGGTCGAGTAATCGCTAACATTGATGGTTGGACCCGTGAAATGTTTAATCAACTTATCACAAGTCCTACTACCGCAGATGATGATGCAAGTGCGTTACAAAGCGTTTCCTCAAGTTATGCTGAAGTTGTGCCATATTTAAAAGCAGAATTAGCAAAGTTACAGACACAAACTGATAATAATGCAGCCGGAAATCCAATAGATCCAAATGCCGCTGACGGGGATAATGAAGATCCGTTTGGGGGTCAATCGACACCTGCGACAGTTACAGATGATGAAGGTAACCCATTAGCAGAGTTTGCTGATGATGACGCTATTGAAAATGAAGATCCAGAACCCATAGACGCAGATGAAGATCCAGGCGTTAATACAGCAGACGATGATAATGAAGAAAGTGTTGAAAATAGAGACCCATCTAGTGTAGGTGAAGAAGAAGCAAGCCCGTATGGTACAGATTATCAAGCGAAGGGCGAACCTGTATTAAGCGAAGATGGAACTCCCAGTGGATTCTTAAGAAATCCTGAAACAGGGGATTTATATACCGATGACGGTACACAAGTAGGTGGAACTGAAGAACCAGTATCAAGTTCCGATCCAAGTTCTAGAGGACTGTTTGGTGCTCAAACTGATGCTAGAACTGAAGCGTCAGTGCAGGATCAATCCAACTTTGCTATGAAGGAAGATTGGCGTGTAAGATTAAGTCTTGCACCCGGAGCAAACTATCTATATAAGGCTCCAAATGTTCAAGGTATATTAGCACCATTGGCAGCAACAGATGGGGTAATATTCCCATATACGCCAAACATTCAAGTTGGATATAGTGCGGCATATGATGCTACATCACCTACACACAGCAACTATAAAATTTATCAATATACCAATAGCAGTGTTGATAATGTAAGTATCACATGTGATTTTACTGCACAAGATACGTTTGAGGCTAACTATCTATTAGCAGTTATTCATTTCTTTAGAACATTAACAAAAATGTTCTATGGGCAAGATCAAAATCCAAAGCCAGGCACACCTCCACCGTTAGTGTTCTTATATGGTTTAGGAGCATTTCAATTTAATGCTCATCCACTAGTGGTTACTAATTTTAATTATAATTTACCTAATGATGTTGACTATATACGTGCTGCCGTAACAACTACATATGCAGGTGTTAATAAAGCAGTAGAGAATCCAAGCGGTACTAACACAAACACTAGTGGAAATAGATTAGGAAGCGGCATATTGCCAGGTGGAATTGTTCCAAAAACAACATTCGATAGTGTGCCTGGCGGCACAGTAGAACCAACTTATGTACCAACAAGAATGCAAATACAAATATCAGCACTACCAATCATAACACGTAATCAAATAAGCAATGCTTTTAGTCTTAAGGATTATGCTACTGGTAAATTATTACAAGGCACTAAACGTGCCGGCGGAGGAATTTGGTAATGTCTACTAACAGTATATATCCTGCAACAAGTCCATACAATACTACAGATATTGTAGATACAAAATATTTGGACGTAATGAATTATCGTCCTATCCCTAGAAAACCTAGTGATGTATATTACACTATTCCTGCTGTATATGAATATAGACCTGATTTACTTGCATATGACTTATATGGTGATCCAAAGTTGTGGTGGGTATTCGCAGAAAGAAATCCAAATAGATTAGGTAAAGATCCATACTTTGACTTTGTGGCTGGGTTAGGAATCTATATACCTACTCAAGACACACTAAAACAAGTATTGGGCATCTAAATGGCAACAACAGCCGCAGAAATATTACAGTATGTAAGTCAAGCCGAAGAACTGATAAATTCTGTATCAGGTCAAATCAATGGCTTTGAGAGCGATTTTCAAGGATTGTTAGCCAATCCTAATCAACCCAATGCACTCAACACATTTAATAATTTAGTAACTCAAAGAACAACTGTTGCAGATACATGGAACAATAACACCGTGTATTCGCAAATGATTCAATTATACAATAGTGCCCCACAAAGTGTAAAAAATGAAGTAGAATCAAGAGTACAGTCTACTAAGTCTGCGGCAGAATCATTAGTTAAAGTAGGTAGAACGCAAAAGTTTGAAACAATACCTAAGACAAAAGAAGCAATTGAAAACGCTATAAAAAATAACGGGGAACAGGACGACGAAAACGAAGATCCAGGATCAAATGAACCCGGTACAAGTTCAGAAAACTTAACCGGAGAAGCAGATGGTGATAATAATGATGGTGCAACTGCTAGCGAAAATAATAGTTCAACAGGACAAACTACTGGATCAGGCGCCGGCGGCAATGTAGCCAGAGTAAATGGCGCCGCTGCAGCGGATCCTGCATCAAGTCCTGGACGTCGATTAAAAAATCCTTTAGGTTATTTCTCAAGTAGCACATATCAAATTACACTTTATATGGTTACACCTGATGCATATGATGCTTTTATTCTGTCTGGAAGAAAAAATATACAAGCATTACAACAAGCAGGTGGTGGCAATCAAGGAGCAGGAGCATATATTATTGCTCAAAGTGGTGGCATAAACAATACTACAACAACTAGAGCACCTGGATTTAATTTTGATTATTATATTGATAACTTAAAAATAGTTACAAGTACAGGTGGAAAAGAAACTGGAACTGCTACCAATGTAACAGATATGAGTTTTACGATTGTAGAACCATATGGATTCTCATTTATTACTAAGTTGAAGAATGCTAGTAACGCTATACAACAATATAGTAAAAAGTTAGCAGGAGTACAGAATCCTAGCAAGCAATTTTTTATATTGGGTATAAGGTTTTTAGGTTATGACCAAAATGGTAATCTAATGACCGGTAAAGAACAATTTGATGGTTTGGCACTTGATGAAACTGCAAGTCCTAATGGATTATTTGAAAACTTTTACGATATATTATTAACTAGCATTAAGTTTAAGATTGACGGAAGAGCAACCACATATAACATTAAAGCGGCAGCAATTGCCCCAACAGTATCATTTGGTATTAAAAGAGGTTTCTTAACATCTAATGCAAAGATTCAAGGTGCAACAGTTGAAGATGCATTAGAAGGTCCCGATGGCTTTATAACTAAATTAAATGCTGACCAACAAAACTTAAAAGATGCCGGTAAAATCAAAGAAACAAACAATTATAAAATTACTTGGATTGGTGGAGGAGAAGAAATACGTGAATCATCTATTGTATTACCTGAAGATTTAGATAAGTCAAAATGGGCTACAAGTAATGCAAAGAATTCTACTGAATCAACTGATAAAGAAAGTGCAACAGCCACACCAAATAATACAGTAAGAAATATTCAATTTAACAGAGATAGTCCCGCATTACAAGTTATATCTCAAATTATAGCGCAAAGTTCATATTTACGTGATGCTATGCAAGTAGTATATACATCACAAGTTGAGCCAAATGCTGAAAAGAAAACAGATAATCAAAACGATCCAAACACTAAGAAAAGTGTATCTTGGTATAATTTAAGTGCTGAAGTTACAAATGCACGTTGGGATACAGTAACAGGTGATTTTGCATATGATATTAATTATTTGATACAACCATACGAAACTCCTGTTATTGATAGTGCATATGCTAATCCTGGAGTCAAATATTATGGCCCGCATAAACGATATGATTATTGGTATACAGGTAAAAACAGTGAAATCATAAGTTATGAACAAAACTTAGATAACACTTATTTTAATTCTATATTAGATCCTAGTGTAGGTAGCAGTACAGGTGTTGGTAATGCAGGCCCAGTAGATGTAGCCGGAGTACCAAACAGACCTACTAATCAAAATAGACAGGGAACATTGGATAAGGGTCGTGAGGCACAAAACAATTATCTAACAAGTTTGTTTGATCCTGGTGCATATGCTATGGCAAAGATTTCTATATTAGGAGATCCTGATTTTTTAGTACAAGAAAGTGCAAGTAGTATCAATGCAGTTTATAGTAAGTTCTATGGAACAAATGGATTTACAATTAATCCTAATGGCGGGCAAGTTTTTATTGAAATAGATTTCAAAGAAGCGGTCGATTATGATACCCAAAAAGGTGTGTTAAGTATTAACGATAGTATTTTATTTTGGAAATACCCTGAAGATATTAGTAAACTGGTTAAAGGTGTAAGTTATATGGTATATAAAGTTACTAGTAGTTTTGCTTCAGGAAAGTTTACGCAGACATTAGAATGCACCATAAATACATTTGGTGATCCTGGTAGTAAAACACAAGAATCTGCAAATCGTCAAACAACAGGACAAACTGCAGGATCAGATTCAACTACTAATAACACTGGACTTACAAAGGATAATCCACCTGCTGATACTAAGACTACCACAAGCGACCCGCCAACAACTAATGATAATGCACCGGGCACCAATGGTACAGCGCCAAGTTCTGATGATGACGGGGGTTAATGAATAATGGCACAGGACGTATTTAAACCTAAAGGGCCTACTAAGGCAAGTCAACCAGACGCTGGTGGCGCCAACGCACGTACCGTTCCTGTATTTGGTGTTGTTAAAGATAATATTGATCCTACACGATCAGGTAGATTACAAGTTTATATTAGTGACTTTGGTGGTGATGATCCAGACAATAGAGACAATTGGATATCAGTAAGTTACATGACTCCCTTCTATGGGTATACTCAACCTGATGCAAACGAATCAGGATATGGAACATATAAAGATAACCCTAGCAGTTATGGTATGTGGTTCGCACAACCAGATATAGGTACACAAGTTATCTGTATATTCATAAACGGTGATGTTAATTATGGATTTTGGATAGGATGCGTACCTAAACCCGATGCATTAACAATGGTGCCTGCTATAGGTGCTACGGATAATATTGTACCAAACGAAGGTGAAGCGCAAAGTTATGGTGGTGCAGTAAGACTTCCAGTAACAAACATTAATACTAACAATGAAGAAATGGCAGATAGCAATGATTATATCAATGCTGCCAAACCAGTTCATAGTTATGTAGCAGGTATTATGAGTCAACAGGGTATCATTCGTGATCCAGTACGAGGTCCTATATCAAGTTCTGCTCAACGTGAAACACCTAGTAGAGTTGGTTGGGGAGTATCAACTCCTGGTCGCCCAATCTATGAAGGTGGATTCGATGATGAATCACTAGCACAAAACTTAGAGGGTGGGACACCGCAATCATTAAGAGTGGTTGCACGTAGAGGTGGACATAGTATTGTAATGGATGACGGCGATATTATTGGTCGTGATCAATTAATAAGAATTAGAACAGCATTAGGACATCAGATATTAATGAGTGACGACGGTCAAACATTAATGGTATTACATAGTAATGGACAAAGTTATATTGAATTAGGCAAAGAAGGTACTGTTGATATCTATAGCACTAACAGTATTAATTTAAGAACACAGGGTGATCTAAACTTACATGCGGATAATAATGTTAATATTCATGCTACAAAAGATTTAAACATACAGGGCGAGAACATTAACATTAATACAGAGAAGGACATGAACGTTCGCAATGGTGTCAATTATAAACATTATACGTTAAGTGATTATACTGTAAAAGTTGACGCAGCCATGAGCATGGAATCAGGCGGCGATAGTTCATTTGTAAGCAAGAACATAACTTATATCAATGGTGAAAAGATTAATCTTAACACAGGTGCAACGTCAACTATACCAAAAGAAGTTGATCCAATACCAATTATTGCTCATACAGATACATTGTTTGATGATGTTAAGGGCTTTGCCGCATGTCCAGGTAAACTGTTAAGTATTGTGACACGTGCTCCTGCTCATACACCATGGGCTAACGCAGGACAAGGTGTAGATGTTAAAACTGATGTTAGTGCAAAAGGTAATTTACCAGCAAGTCCAACCCCTGCACAAGCCGCAGTTAATACAGCATCAGCGGCAGTAGCAGGCACCCCCGTTTCAGTAGCAACTACTGTTTCTATGCCTGCTACAACAGCAGTAAGCGGCGCATTAGATAAAAATACTACCAGTGCAGTTTTAGGTACAATGGCTAAAAATGCGGCAACAGGCCCATTACAAGCAGCAGCCGCACAAGGTGCAGCCATTGTTCAACAAGGTACACAAAAAGTTGCGGCTATTGGTGCATTTGCTCAAAGCCCAACACAGATGATGACTGCGGGAGTATTGAAACCTGGATCAGATAAACTAGTACAAAGTTTAGTAAGTAGTGGTGCAAATATTACTCAATCTATGCCAGCATCATTGTTTACTGGACAAAAAGGTGCAGAAACACTAAGCAACTACATTAACAATACAACCGCGCAAGCAACTGCACAAGTGGTTAACTTACAAAAAGCACAAAGTGCATTAACAGCCGCAGGTGCCATATCTGGAAAAGAGTCAGCGGGTCAACTTGCAGGTATTGTAATGGCAGGCGCCACTTCAGGGGTATCGTCAACTCTAAATGCTCTTACTTCCGCAGCCAGCAACCCTGGAGCAGCATTAGCAAGTTCTACCGAAGCATTGAAATCAATTGGAGCGGGTAATTTAGCAGCCAGCGTAGCACAAAACGTAACCGGAGGTTTAGGTGGCATATCTAAGGCTCTTGGTGCAATGAGTGCATCACCGGGCTTATCAGGGTTATTAGATAGTGCTAAGGGTGTTGCAGGTTCAGCATTTAGCGCAATAACTGGATCATTTAAACCAATGACAGCCGGCATACCACAAAACTTAACTGCATTGGCTAAAACCGCAGCACAGGCTACGGCTTCAGCATCAGGACAGACGGGTGTTCTCAGTGCATCAAGCCTAGTTTCTTCTGCAACAGGGGCAGTAACAGGAGCAGTAAGTTCCTTAACTGGTGCCGCATCAGCATTAACTTCTGTTGGTGGAGCCGGCGCACTAGCCAGTGCAGCCAGCGCAGTAGCCTCAGGAGGTGTAGCAAGCGCAGCCTCTTCATTAGCAAGTGGATTAAGCAATTTACCAGGTGGACAAAAGACCGTACAAGCAGTAGTCAACAATGCTCAAGGTGCAATTAACTCATTGCCGGGTACGGCAGCAATAACTGGTTTAGTACAACAAGCATCAACCGCCGCATTGAATAAACTACCTCTACCATCATTACCAAGTGGATTAAACTCATTGACTAATCTAGCCACATCAGGATTAGCAGCCGGCGCAGCCGCTCAATTAACTTCAGCGATTTCCGCTTTAAGTTCGGGCGGTTCTGTATCAATTAAATTGCCTACTATAGGTCTTAATACAGTTGACCGTTCAGGAATTACTGCACAAATCGCTAGTGTGTTTGGAGATCCTAAGATTCCTAAACCAAACTTAGTGGGTGAGGTAAGTGAGGGTGCAAAATCTGCGGCTGAACAGCAAGCGGAAAAGATTAGAGAAGAAGTCAAGTATGCTCAAGAATTGCAGGTATTCAATGAGAAAATTAGAGATGCTAGACTTGCATACTATACAGCCAAACGTGATTTACCTCAGGGAGATCCTGGTATAATAGCCGCACGTGATAAGTGGTTTGCATTGACAGAAGATGCAGAATATATAGACCTTAGGAAGAAACTTGGGATTGCATAAATAATATCATGGCAAACTATATTGGATTTAGTACAATTAATGCGGACAAGCCTAAAATCACTAACCCAGTTAATTTAGGTAGAGATTATGGTGCTTCCGGCATTACAAGACCCTATGTATTTGGAAAAAAGTACCGTTTGACGGATTCTCAATTAGTAATACAAGATTTTGTTAATGCATTAAATATCCCTCAAGGACAAAAAGTCGGTCAACCTGCATATGGTACAACACTTTGGTCGTTTGTATTTGAACCAAATACAGCAGATGTACAGTTTCAATTAGAAAATGAAATACGTAGAGTTGCTAGTCTAGATCCTAGAATAGAATTAAACTACGTAAAAGCGTTCCCGCAAGAAAATGGCATACTTTTAGAAGTAGAATTAGCAGTAAATCCATTCAATAGTGCTACTACTTTAAGTTTGTTTTTCGACAGCAAAACCAATCAAGCCTCGTTACAACAATAACAAAACCGCTTTTTTAGGTATGATAAATACTTAAAAGAGATCAACTATGGCTACAAGTTCAAGACAATCAGGATTGTTTGGCGTTAACGATTGGAAGGCCATCTACCAAACCTTTCGTGAAGCCGATTTTAGAAGTTATGATTATGAAACATTACGTAAAAGTTTCATAGATTATCTACGTCTTTACTATCCTGAGACCTTTAACGACTACATAGAGAGTTCAGAATTTATTGCTCTATTAGACGTTATGGCGTTTATGGGACAGGGTTTAGCCTTTAGAAACGACTTAAATGCACGTGAAAACTTTATTGATACTGCGGAACGCCGTGACAGCGTTATTAAACTTGCAGATTTAGTAAGTTATACTCCAAAACGCAATCTTGCTGGTCAGGGTTACTTAAAAGTTACCAGTATACAAACAACGCAGAACATCACTGACATTAATGGTATTAATTTAAGTAATATTCCTATTCTTTGGAATGATCCTGCTAATGCTAATTGGTTAGAACAGTTCAATACAATTATCAACGCTACTCTTATTAACACACAACGTGTAGGTAAACCAGGAAACGTTGCTGACTTATTGGGTATCACAACTAGTGAATATACTATGCAGATCCCTCAAGGAACACTCCCAATTGTTCCCTTTAACAGCACAGTTGACGGGCAAAATATGAACTTTGAATTGGTCAGTGTAACTAGCGTAGACGAAGATTATGTCTATGAAATTCCACCTGCACCAAGCCAGAGATTCAATATTTTATATCGTAATGATAAATTAGGTTATGGTAGCCCTGAAACAGGATGGTTCTTTTATTTCAAACAAGGATCACTACAGGCGGCAGACTTCAAATTAGAACAGCAGATTGCCAACCAAACTGTAGACATTGACATTCAAGGTATCAACAATACTGATACATGGTTATATCAATTAAATGACAATAACGGTGATAGAGTAGTATGGCGTAAAGTTGATAATGTTTATGCTGATGCATATTTGCAAACAGAAACATCATATAAAAAGATTTTTAGCGTAAATTCACGCTTTAACGATCAAGTTACATATGTGTTTGGTGATGGAGTATTCAGTGAAATACCAGTTGGACAATTTAGAGCATATGTTCGTGCAGGTAATGCATTAACTTACACAATTGATCCTAGCGAAATGCAGGGTATCAGTGTAACATTTACTTACATTAATAGAAATGGTAAAACTGAAAACTTAACAGTTGGTTTAGAATTACCATTAGCCGTATCAAACGCACAACAAAGAGAATCAGTACAAGAAATTAAACAACGTGCTCCAACACGTTACTATACACAGAATCGTATGGTTAATGGAGAAGATTACAACAACTTCCCATATACATTATACAGTTCAATTATTAAATCAAAAGCAATCAATCGTAGTAGTATTGGCGTAAGCAAAAACTTAGATTTATTAGATCCTACTGGAAAATATAGCAGTACTAACGTATTTGGTAGTGATGGTGCATTATATCAAAATAATGTAGATAGTTATCTAACATTGTTTATTACAAACGTTAATGACATTCGTGCATTCTTGACATCTTCATTGGCAAATGCATTAGATAGCAACAAGGCTACACAATACTATATTCAAAATTATCCAAGATATAATGTGAACGCCGCATCTGGTGATGGTACAGTATATTGGCAAACAAGCACAGTAGATGCTAATAGCGAATCAGGATATTTCTACAATATAAGTGGATCACAAAATGTTCCTATACCTTTAGGTATCTATTCAAATAAGAATGCAAAGTATGTTACAACCGGTGCATTATGTAAATTTACTGCGCCAGTTGGATATTACTTTGATGTAAACAATAGATTGGTTCCCGGGATACCCGGTCCTACTAGTCAAACATACATTTGGACAACTGTATTAAATGTTGTTGGTGATGGATATAATAATGGTGACGGAGCGTTCCCTAATGGAACAGGCCCTGTTACATTAAATGGTTATGTTCCATCAGGAGCAATATTATCACAAATTATACCTGTGTTTGATAATTCATTATCACAAACAGTTATTGATGAATGTGTAGTTAGAATGGAGTTAGCACAAGACTTTACATTAGTCTTTAATAATTCACTTCCTATTAACCAAGAACGTTGGACAATTAATCCATATACAGACACAAATTACTTTGTTAAATTTACAAGCACTGGCGCAAATAGATATACAGTAAGTTATCGCTCATTAACATACTATTTTGGTAGCGTTTCTGACACAAGATTCACACTAAGCCCTAATGAATTAGTTTATGATCCATTCTCAGGAAAAATATTACAAGATTTCGTTAGTGTTTTATCAACTAATAATCAACCAAATTCAAGTTATCCTTTTGGAAGAGATATTAAAGTTAATATTTTAGGACAAACAGTAGAAAGCGATGGTTATATTAACGACTTCCAAGTTGAAGTTGCTGCCACTGATGTTAATAACGGAACATTGATATTAAATCCAGACTTTTTTAATGAGGTAACTGGATATGTAAACGGTGGCGCAAACATTGGCGTATATGTATTCTTTGAAATAATTGAAGATGCTATCAATTTAACAAGAGAACAGATTGTTCCATCAACTGATATCGTATACATCTATGCAAACAAGACACAAATTGAAGTTGTAAAGTATGATTATCCTGAGGGTCAATTGTTCTATGCATATAGTGATAATGTATTTTATAAATCATTACAAGATAATACTATAAACACTCCATACTATGTGTTGACCCCTCAGCCACAATATAGTGTAAAACCTGGTCGTCAGGGAGTAAGTTTTCAATATAGACATAATAGCAATAACACAACACGTATAGATCCAACAACTACAAACATTATTGATTTGTATGTTGTAACACAGAGTTATTATACTGCATATCAAAATTGGATTCAAGATACAACTAACACAGTAGTTGAGCCAGATAAACCTACAATTAATGAATTGAACCAAGAATACGGTCAAGTTAATGATTTCAAAATGTTGAGTGATTCAGTTATATTAAATAGTGTAGTGTTCAAGCCTTTGTTTGGTGCTAAAGCAAGTCCTGCATTAAGAGGAACTGTTAAAGTAATTAAGGCAAGTAACACGAATGCTAGTGATAGCGAAGTTAGAAGTGCTGTATTAACTGCGATGAACAAATATTTCAACATTAATAATTGGAACTTTGGGGACACATTCTTCTTCTCAGAATTAAGTGCGTATTTGCACACTGAGTGTGGAGAATTGATTAGTTCAGCAGTATTAGTTCCAAATGATCCAACAAAACCATTTGGAGATTTATATGAAATTAAATGCATGCCTTACGAAATATTTGTGAATGCTGCAACAGCAGAAGATGTATTGGTTGTCCCGGCATTAACACCGGCTGAATTACAAATAAGATAAAAAGAAATGGCTACAACAAGAATTAGAACATTAAATTTCTTACCAGAAATATTTCAGACTCCTACCAACACTCAGTTTTTAGGAGCAACATTAGATCAATTAGTAAATCCTCCAATCACAAAAAGGATTGAAGGTTATATTGGTAGTAAGTTGGGTTATGGCGTTAACGCTAAAGATTATTATGTAACCGAACCCACAAAGGTAAGAACGGATTATCAATTAGATCCGGGTGTAGTCTTTACTAAAAAGAACGAATCAACTGCACAAGATTTTATAACATATCCAGGTATCATTGATTCATTAAGATTGGAAGGCGGTGTTACTAACAATAATGACCGCATGTTTGAAAGCCAATTCTATTCATGGGACAGTTTTACAGACCTTGACAAGATTATTAACTTTAATCAATACTATTGGTTACCAGACGGACCTCCCGCAGTTCAAGTAGCGGCAGCAACAGTATTTGCTACGAACGATTACATTATCACTGACTTAGCAAATGGCTACAATATTAGAACATTAGGCTCAGGCGCAGGATCAATTAATCCTACTTTGATCTTATTAAGAGGTGGTACTTATAATTTTTATGTAAATCAAAGTTCACAGTTTTGGATTCAAACTGCACCCGGTACTAGTGGATATGATCCAACACAACCTAACATATATACCAGAGATGTATTTGGTGTATCTAATAATGGAGCAGAGCAAGGCATTGTAACATTTACTGTGCCTGCAAAAGACGCACAGGATCAATATAATTACCCTGGTAATAATTTAGTAGACGTTGTTTCTACAACACCTTTCGATCAAATCAATGGACAATTACTATCAACAGTTGGTAGCATTGACGGAGTAACATCACTTAACGGGTTAACCGTTATGTTCTATGATACTGGTGTACCAAACGAAACAGGATACACATCACAATACTTTGGTGAAGGTGAGTACGATACAAACATTGATTTAGTTGCACCATTAACAATTTCAATTTCAGCAACAGACGTATTAGGTGCAATCACATGTAGTTCTACTGCAAACTTAGTATCAGGTCAAACAATTACATTTGATGGAACACCATTTGGCGGACTAGATTCATATGCTGTCTCTGGTACAATTTATTATGTTGACAGTATTTTAAGTTCGACTCAATTTACTGTTACCTCTTATCAAGCAGGATCATCAACTCCACAACCAGTTACATTATCAACTGCTTTTGGATTTATGACTGGTAATATTAATCAGGGTTTATTAGAAGAAGGATATACTTCAACAGTAAGCCAAAACTTTTATCAAATAACTTATGTTGGCGATCCTAGTGACCCTGTGTTAAGACTTACTCCTGTTAGCGTAATACCTACAGAGCAGAGAATAACACCTGTTTATGGTTCATCTTGGATTGGCAGAGGATTCTATAGAAATACATTAGGCGTTATCGCATTGATTCCTGCTATCACAGCACCATTAGATACATTATATTATCAAGATGGTACTAGTCCTAACAAAGTTGGTATTATTAAAATTATTGAAAGTAATATTACTAATACCCTTAATGTAGAAACAGACATATTAGGTAAAAAGAATTTTACTTCTACCAATGGAATAACATTTACAAATGGATTAAAAGTTGAATTTGACGGTGACGTTATACCGTCAAGTTATCTACAAGGTCAATACTATGTAGAAGGTGTAGGTACTGCTATTGAATTAATACCTGTAACTACTTTAGTGTGTCCTGAAGATTTCACTGAAGGTGATTACATACCGTATGATACTGCACCTTATGATATAGGTAACTATGATAGTAACTTGTTTGTACCTGTATTGCAAGATTATATTACAATTTCAAGAGCAGGTATTAATAAAAATGCGTGGTCACGTAGCAATCGTTGGTTTCATATTGATGTAATTAATGCAACAGCAGAATACAACAATGATCCAAATATTGTTAACTTATATGCAACTGCGGATGCTAAAGCAAAGCGCCCTATCATAGAATTTTATCCTAACTTAAAACTATTTGATGCAGGAACAGTTGGTAAAAACGCTATTGACTTTATTGATTTTAAATCAACTGACGCACTATCACAGGTTGCAGGTCAAACTGGATTTTATCCTGACGTAGAAACTTATACTGCGTATACAGGAACATTAAATGGCGTAGTAAGTGGTACATCAACTACAGCAATTATTGATACCACTGATATTGTTGGAGCATTCCAAATTGGTCAATATGTAACAGACTTACGTTTTAGTACATCAACTATGACCTATCCAAGTGTATTACCTAGTGATGCACAGATTACCGATATCGTTGAAGCAAGTGGTACTACAACATTGACGATTGGTTGGGTAGATTCAATCTCTTTTGCTACAATTAATAATGTTCAATTCGTTGCAGATGATCAACAAAATGACAATTACAAAGTGTTTGATGGTGCAAGAATTGTATTTGCATCAGATACCAATATTAATGTAAAGAATAAAATTTATGTTGTTAATTTTTCATCAGTTACATCAAGTTTACTTCCAGTAATTACATTGACTGAAGCACCTGATGGTGAAGTATTACCAAAAGATCAAACAGTAGTATTAAGAGGATTTAACTATCAAGGTGATACTTACTTCTATGATGGTATTGATTGGTTAAAAGGTCAGCAAAAAACTGATGTTAATCAACCACCGTTGTTTGATGTTGTTGACAGCAACAATATAAGTTTTGGTGATACAGAAGTATATCGTGGTACTACATTCATAGGCTCTAAATTGTTTGCCTATGGTATTGGATCAGGACTAGATGATACTATATTAGGATTCCCAATACGTTATAGTGCTATTGATAACGTTGGTGATATCAGTTTTGACGTATCATTGAATATTGATAAGTTTGATTATGTTAGCGGTACTGATCCTATAACACAAGACGTTAACACAGGTTATGTTTTAAATTATATTAGCAGAGATGTTTATGAACGTGAATTAGGTTGGCAAACAGCAGTAGGACCAAGCGTACAATATCAAGTCTTTAATTTTGACTATTTTATTGCTAATCCACCTGCAAATTATGTATGTGATATTGCCAAACTTGATACTGATCAAAGCGAATGGCCTACAATACAGGTGTATATCAATAATGTTTTACAAACGTCAGATGCATACACTGTAAGTGTTGGTACAGATACTACAACTGTAACACTTAACGATATTATCAATGAAGATACAGTAATTCAAATATTGTTATTGAGTAATCAAGTTAGCGAAAAGTCTTACTATACAATACCAATTAATTTAAATAATAATCCGTTAAACGAAGATTTAACTACTGCAAATATTGGTGATATCCGCGCACATTATCAGACCATATATGCTAACAATCCTAACTTCCAAGGACCAATGTTTGGTTCTAACAACTATAGAGACTTAGGAAACTTAGTACCATACGGCACTAAGATCATTCAAAACAGTGCGGCATTGGTATTACCGGGCGCATTCTTACGTAAACAAAATCATAATATATTTGATGCATTATTGTTTAATAGTCGTGAGTATATCAAGTTTAAGACATTGTTAGTAGATACAATTAATAGTACTGATTATCCACAAAGATTTACTCCATCTTATATTTTAGATGATGCATTGGATCAACTTTCTGCTGCCAAGAGCGAAAGTCAAGCATTCTTTTGGTCAGACATGTTACCAAGCAAGGCACCTTATCTGACTAACACATATACATTTAATAACGATTTAGATACCAGCGTGTATCCATTGAGTAGAATTTATGACTTTTCAACTGCCAACTATTATGGTTTATTAGTATATCTATCAAGAGTTATCGAAGGTACTGTAGTTGAAAGACAATTAATAACTGGTCAAGAATATACAGTAAGCACAGATAGTAAATCATTAACAGTTACTATCCCATTACAACCTCAAGATCAGATTATCATTAAAGAATACAATCAAACATATGGTTCATATATTCCAAACACTCCTACTAAGTTAGGATTATATCCAGCATTTATTCCAAGCGTTGTGCTAGATAGTGACTACACACAACCTACATATTTCATTAAAGGACATGACGGTTCATATACTAAACTATATGGAGACTATGATCCTACTTTAGGTATTCTTATTGATTACAGAGATCAAGCGTTATTAGAATTTGAAACTAGAGTTTATAATAACTTGAAATTAAGTAATCCTATACCAATTCAAGCGTATGAAGTTACACCTGGATTCTTTAGAGAAAGTGATTATAGTTACGATGAATACTTAGAAATTTATGAAAAGAATTTCTTAAATTGGATTGGTCAAAATAGATTGAATTATAAGAAACAATTCTATGATAAGAATAATCCATTTACATTTAACTATAGAAATTCAGGTAACAAACTTGATAGACAACCAATTGGACAAGGGTACTGGAGAGGTATCTATGAATACTACTTTGGTACAAGCACACCAAATGAAACTCCATGGGAGTTATTAGGTTTTGTAAATCAACCTGCTTGGTGGACAGATCGTTATGGTCCTGCTCCATATACTAGCGACAACTTAATATTGTGGGGAGACTTAGAAGCAGGTATCAACTGGAACAACGGTGATCCATATGTGATACCTCAAGAAGTAAGACCCAATCTATTAAAAGTTCTCCCAGTAGATAGCGCAGGTAATTTGTTATCACCGTTAGATGCTATCGTTGGAAATTACAATGACCAAACATTCCAAAATCAATGGGATATAGGTGATGATGCACCTGTTGAGTTAAGTTATCGTAGAAGTTCAACATGGCCATTCGATTTAATGCGAATAATGGCATTGACTAAACCTGCTAAATTCTTTAATTTGGGTGTAGACTTAGACAATTACAAATATAGCACAGAATTTAACCAATACCTTGTTAATGATAGAAGCCATTTAATTATAAGTAACATAGATATCTATGGTACTGGCACACCTAAGACTTCATATATCAACTGGATAGTTGATTATGAAAAACAATTAGGTATTGATGCAACACAAAACATTAAAGATTTGTTATTCAATATTGATGTAAGATTGATATACAGATTAGCAGGCTTCAGTGACAAGACATTGTTAAAATTCTATGTTGAGAAAGGAACGCCTAACAGCAGAAACTCATCATTGTTGATACCTGACGAAAGTTATCAAGTATTATTATATGATAATCAACCATTTGATAAAGGTGTCTATAGTTCTGTAATTATACAGATAGATAATGGTGCATTTAACGTTTATGGTAATTCACAGTCAATGGCTTATTTTAGAACATTGACACCATTAAACAATGGTAATTACGACAATATTAAAGTTGATGCGGCCAGCGTAAAAATTACAAGAGACTATAGTACAGAAGAAATATTAGTTCCATATGGAACATCATTCTATAACATACAAGACCTATCAACATTTTTGGCTAGTTATGGTGCATGGTTAAATCAAAAAGGATTTATATTTGACCAAGTAGAATATGGATTAGAAATCAATTGGGGTCAAATGATTGCTGAATTCCTATACTGGGCGCAGACTGGTTGGGGAGAAGGTAGTGTACTAACACTAAATCCAAGTGCTAATTTATTAAAGATTGATCAACCTAATAGTATTGTTCAACCATTAACTATACAACAAACTAACTTTGTATTGAATCAAAACTTATATCCAATACAAGCAGTAGATATGTCTGTCTTTAGAGATGGTACATTATTCACAGTTAAACCATTAAGTCAGGGTGATGCAATTGCATACGGTCAATTTAACCTAAGCAACTTTGAACATGGTATTGTTTTCGATAACGTAACATTGTTCAATGATATAATTTATAATCTTGTAACCGGACTAAGACAAACACGTATTACTGTAAGAGGTACTAAAACAGCAGAGTGGAACGGCACAGTTACGGCTTCAGGTTTTATATTGAATCAGGACAACGTACAAGAATGGTCGAGAGAAATCAAATATACTAAAGGCTCAATCGTACTTTACAAAAACAAATATTGGACAGCGTTAAAGATTATTCAGCCAAGTAATGTTTTCAATGAAACCGACTGGAAAGAAACTGAATACAATGAAATTCAAAAAGGTTTATTACCAAACAGTAGTACAAGAAGTTATGAAAGTGCATTGTACTATGATGTAAATAAGGCAAACCTTGAACAAGATGCTGATCTATTAAGTTTTAGTTTGATTGGATATCGTCCAAGAGATTATCTAGCGTTAGCAGACCTTACAGATATTACACAGATTAATGTTTATAAAAACTTAATCAAAAACAAAGGTACACGTAATGCAGTTGAAGCGTTCCGCGGCGCAAACTTGCCACAGGGCGGTATCGACTACGAAGTTTATGAAAATTGGGCAATCAAGTCAGGACAGTTTGGTAGCATAACAAATAATAACTTTATTGAATTTAAAGTTAACCAAGAGTATATGACTGCTAACCCATCGTTAGTTAGTTTAATTAATGGTCCCTCAGTAGCATCAGTACAGCAAGAAGTTCCAGTATACAATTTGTTTAACTACAGTGTTCCTGTACAAAATCCAAATATCTTAGCAACAATTCCTAAGAATGCACCTGCAAAATTATATCCAGATGCAGGATATGTGAACTTCAACGATGTGAAAATGAGTTCATATTTCTACTCAGGATTATCTAGTGCAGTTAATAAGAATGGTCAAGTCGTACCTATACAAGATTTCTATGTAAGAAATTATGTTTGGTTAGCAGACTATCTAGCAAAATGGCAAGTGTTCACTCCTGTACAAAATGGTAGAGTAGTAGGAGCAAGAACTAATCCTAATGGTACGACAACAATTACATTTGCAGAACCTCATAACTTAACTAAGTTAGATCCTTTTGCAATCATTAATTTCAATTCTAATGTTGATGGTTATTACTTTGTTGTTGAAGTTGTAAACTTATTTGAAGTTTTAATTAATTTAACTTTCTTAACTAATGAAGGTCAACTTAACGGCGAAGGTATAGCAGTTAGATTCCAATCACAAAGAGTTGATAGTCCTTCTGACATTGCTAATCTACCACTGTTGGATAGCGAATTTATTAAAAACACTGTTTGGGTCGATGAGAATAGTGATGGTAACTGGGCAGTTTATCGCAAGTCTATCAACTATCAATATGATAGAGAAGTTACCAAAGCCGGTTCAAGCACATATGGTAGCGCAGTTGCATATACCCCTAGAATAGGGTATCTGTTCAGTGACGCTGGTTTAGGTGAAGTTTATCGTTACGTACTTAATGGTTTAACTCAAGAGTATGATGTCATACAAACACTATCGGGTAATACAAGTTTTGGTTCACAAGTATTGATTGTTGACAATACAATTTTTGTATCAGAACCAACTAGTGGCACTCCTAAAGTTTATGTTTATTATGTAAACGATAGCATATTGTCTGACGATATTATTACATATCAATCTCCTATCAGTGCTCCAATTGGAGTAACAAATTGGGGAAGTGCATTATCAGCGTCAGCCGATGGTAATTGGTTATATGTATCAGATGTTGATAACAACAAAGTATATGTTTACAGACGCCAAAGTTTTGAAGTAGATGCAGGTTATTTAACTGTAGGCAAAACTTATGCAATCACTGAAGTAGGTGATACTGATTTTGCCGCAATAAGCACAACTCCTACAACAACACTAAATCAAATTGGTGAAGTGTTTGTCGCAAGTGGCACAGGCACAGCAGGTGAAACAGGTCGTGCAAGACAAATTAACTATGAATTAGTTAACATCATTGACGGATCAACATTAGGTTTAACCGCCGGCGATAACTTTGGTCATTCTATATCTACTGATTATAACGGTGATACTTTAGTAATTGGTGCTCCTTATATTGACTATAGTGGTTCAATATTGAATTGGGGTAAAGCATACGTATATCAAAGAACCGCGCAAACGTTTGAAGCACAATTAAACACAACTGGATTACAAACATTTGGCCTAGCATGGACCGCTTCAACATTAAACTCAGCAACCACACAAATATATGCATCAAATCAGATTGGTGTAAACGTAGACTTTACTGGTTATGAAAATAAGCCAATAGTATTCAGTGGTTCTAATTTTGGTAGCACAGGTTTACAGGCAAATAAGACTTACTATATTGATACAGTTGTAAGTGCAACTAGAATAACAGTTAAAGAATCACGTTCAAGTTCTACCGCAGTTACATTAACACCAGAAGCAAGTTTAACTATTAATGGATATCTACAGTTAGAACCATTATATGTAACAGTTAACGGAACCTTAATTAGCGATGACAATTACAGTGTAATTGGTTCTATATTCAACTATACAGCACCATTAAAAGCAGGTGACATTATTAATATAAGTGGCGACCAGTTTACATTAATGCAAACACTAACCACTAATAATACTCCTAGAGTTGGTGTTCAATATGGTTATAGTGTGGCAGTTAATAATAAAGGTACAGATGTATTAGTTGGTGCGCCATTTGACCTGTCTGACGTAAATGAAGAAGGCGGTGTTTACAGATACACTAATGGTGGAAGTAAATATGGTATCGTAATAGGTACTGAAGATGTCAATGTTACTACAAATAGAGTTTTATTAATTAATGGTTATAGCGTAACTATTCCACCTGGCAATGCTACTGTTGCAGCCAATGCAATTATACAAGAAAAAATTACTAACATAACTGCTGCGGCACAGAATGACAAACTTATCATTCAAGTTATAAACAGCGACTTAGCACAGCCCAATGAAAAATTATTAATTTCGGCAGTAGATACTAACACACTCACTGAGTTAGGAATTCAAGTTTATACAGAGACTCAAGTTATCAGATGCCCACATTCAGAAGGTCCAACACAGTTTGGCAACAACATTAAATTTAATGAGTTAAACTCTGTTGTGATTAGTGCTCCAGTTGGCACAAGATTTGCAGGTACACGTTTTGATTTCAGCGATGACGAAACATTAGAAAACGATACGATATTTGACAATAATGCAACACAGTTTGTAGACACAAGTCCAAACTGCGGTGCAGTTTATATGTTTGACTATTTGGCAAACTATAATGAAAGTTTAAGTGATCCTGGTCAATATGTATATGCTCAAAGCACTAATAACTTAAATATTAACTATGGATATAGTCCGTTATATGGTCAAGCATTAGCATTCTCTAACAACAGAGTATTAGTTGGTTCACCTAACTTCTTACCAGGAGCATATAATGGTCAAGTTGTTGTATATATTAATGCTACCGGCGAAGCAGATTGGTCAGTTTATAGAGAGTCTAGCCCAATAGTAGACATTAATAAAGTTAAGAACATACAATTGTTTAGTGCAGAAACTAACAATACATTAATTAATCTTGATTATATTGATCCGTTACAGGGCAAAATTTTAGGTGCATGTAGAGAAAACATTAATGTAGTTTCAAACAATGACCCTGCAAGATATAACAGTACTGAAGCAGATCAACCTGGAATGACATGGGGATCAAAACAAGTTGGACAATTATGGTTTGATACTACGAACGTTCGCTTTGTAAACTATCATCAAAATGATGATGCTAATTATAATGCAAAATATTGGGGAACAGTATTCCCAGGCAGTGACGTTGCAGTTTACAGTTGGGTATCAAGTAATGTTCCACCAAACTTGTATATAGGTCCAGGCACTCCATATGATATTACGTTGTTTTCAACACAAGATATTTTAAGTGCATCTGATGTAGTTACTCCTGTTTACTTCTTTTGGGTAAGAAATACTAATGTAATCTTTAGAAAAGAAGGTAAAACATTATCAGATAGCATTATCGAAACATACATTGCTAACCCAAAGAATTCAGGTATTAGTTTCTTTGCACCATTATTACAAAATGTATACGCAATATATAATTGCGGTCAATACTATAATGCAAACGATTCAGTATTGCATATTGGATATTCAAATGGTAGAGGAGATGATTTAGGTCATAATGAATTTACTCTTATTAGAGCAAACTATGCTGACGACTTCTTACCAGGATTACCAAACGAATTATTAACACATGGTTTTGATGCAAACATTCATGGCAATACACCTGCAGGTAATAACAGACCTGAATCATTATATGATAGAATGCTAGACAGTTTAGCAGGTGTAGATGAAACAGGAGAAGTTGTTCCTAATCCTTGGTTACCAAAGGCTGTGCAATCAGGTGTATTAGCAAGACCAAGACAAAGTTTCTTCTTTGATAGATTTGAAGCATTAAAGAATTATCTAACATATGCTAATGAAGTATTAGCACAGTTCCCAATCTCTGAGACAAGAAGAAACGCAAGTTTCTTATTTGCAGAAGGTGAATTCTTTAATACTACCGACTATTGGGAATATGTAAACTGGTGGGCAACTGGATATGACAATAACACTAAATCAGCGTTACAAGTTCCTATCTATGCAGACTTAGCAACATTAAATGTACCAGTTAATACAATTGTAACAGTTAATACAAACGGTGATGGTAAATTTGAAGTTTATCGTTATGATGGTGAAGGTGTTTGGACTAGAATAGGTCTACAACAAGGTACAATTCAGTTTAAATTATACCTATGGGATTACGCTGCCGGCAAGACTGGTTTCGGAGATAACTTCTTTGATACAAGTGCATACGATGAATTCCCAAGTGAAGAAACACGTTACATTATTCGTGCATTGAACGAACAGATTTATACGGATGAGTTATTGATATTCAGAAACAAGTCATTAATACTATTGTTTGAATACATTCAAAGTGAAACTGACGAATCACAAAATTATTTACCATGGTTAAACAAAACTTCATTGGTTGATGTGGCACACAAGATTCGTGAACTACGCCCTATCGAAGTATTCCAAAGTGATAATCAAGATTTCTTAGCAGGCTATATTAATGAAGTAAAACCTTATCACGTTGTTGTTAAAGAATTTGTATTCAAATATACAGGTGAAGAAATATTTGAAGGTAATATCACTGACTTTGATTTACCTGCAACATATAACACATCATTAGAAAAATATATTACTCCTGAATTGGTACAAACTAATGTATCATCAGATAGCCAATATTTACCAACCAATCCAATTTGGCAAACACAACCATATAATCAATGGTTCCAAAATAGAGGTGTAACAATTGGTGGACAAACTGAGTTTGAAATCACAATATTAACTTCATATCTAACGTTAGGTACAAGATTTTTAATTGTAGATAATGCACAAGGTTTCCCAATCAATGGCGTATTACAAATTGGTGAAGAGTTAATAAGTTATTCATATGTTGACAGAGCAACTAATACAATCAGTGGATTGGTTAGAGGTTACAACAATACACCTATAACAGATCATATTCCTGGTGAGAAAATCTTTATTGACTTACCACCAGTAATTGTATTAAATGGCGGTAGAGGTTATATTGACCCACCAAGAGTAATTGCTTATGTTGATGAAGCATTATACGGGGCACCATTAAGACCGGCTGTGCTTGAAGCAGTAATGACATTGGACTCAGTATTACAGATTAATGTTATTGATCCGGGTCAAGGATATCCTGTATTACCTGAGATTAGAATTGATCCAGCACTACAGATTATTTTTACAAGTGCAGACGTTAACACATTAACTAATACAATTAGATTGTATGCGCCTAACTTACGTACAGGGGATTTAATTCAGTACAGAAAAGGTGAAATAGGTGGTGCTGTTGGTGGATTAGTTGATAGACAGTGGTACTATGTAAATCTATTAGAAAGTGATCCAACTGCGGTTATAGCGTTGTATTCAAGTTACGGCGATGCATTAAATGATAGAGATAGAATTCAAATTTATACTGATGGCACTGGTAGTGATCATACATTGAATTTGGGTGCTAAAGCAAGTGCCATAACAAGTGCAAGCCCTGTACGTGAAAACAATATCAAATTACGTTTTGATAGAACAACATATACTTCACAAGTACAAGATTGGGAAGCAGGTCAATATTATGGTGCTTTCTTTGCAGGAAGTTATTCTAATAGCGAGAAAGTTGCAAGTAGTAATGTTCTATTATATTCAACTCAACCGCCTATTGGAGATATCCTAGCATCAGCTCAAGGTGTAGCATTTGAAATTGCTAGTGTTGTAAATGATAGAAATCTTACTTGGTCAAGTTTTGTTCGTACAGTTGATAGCACTGTAGCAACAGGAAGTTTAATTAGATTAACACCGTACGATGATGGAGCAGGTGATCCAAACAGTTCAGGATCAACCATAGGTTTCTATGTAGGAATGCCTATTAAGTTTAGTGGTCAAATTCCTAGCCCATTAACAATAGATACAATTTATTATGTACATAGCGTAGTTAATATTACTGATTTCACCGTATCTGCAACTGAAGGTGGACCTCAGTTAACAGGATTCAGTAATGTTTCAATTGCCACTATACCTGGCGCATTTGCATATGCAGGTCAAGTTGTAGATACCGCAGTATTGACTGTAAATTATCCGGGTATCTTAACTGCTACTGCAACACAAGCAGGATCAAATACTATTACAGTACCATTAACCGATATAGGTACTGGTGGTACTATTGGTTTCTATGTTGGATTACCGTTGTTCTTTACTGGAACAGTATACGGTGGTGTAACACAAAATCAAGTATACTACGTTACAACTATTGTTGACAATGAAACATTTACAATGTCAGAATCATCTGACCCATTGATGTTAAGCGTTACTGCTACAACTACTGGAACAGATATTATTACCATTGAATCAAATGATGATTTAACTATAAATGAACCTGTTATCTTTAATGAAATGCAAGTTGCAGGCGCAGACGTTACATCATTTGGTGGATTGGTATCTGGAACAACATACTATGTTGCAGAAATAGTAAGTGCTACACAGATCAAAGTATCTGCTACAATTAATGGCACTATATTCTCATTGTCTACAGTATCCTCAGCGTCAGATACAGGATGTACATTAACTAGTCAAATAAACACACTACCATTAATTACTGCAACTGGAGCAATGACAGTCAATGTTTCATTACCAGTAAGCCCAGGTCAAGTAAATGGTCAACAGTTTATATTGTACGAAACATCAGGTCAGTATGCAAACATTAGCGTACCTGGTAGCGATATTAGTAACTTAATTGAAAGAACATTAACAGCAACGTTAGATAATGATAAAGTTGGTATTAAACTTTCAACCGGCGGCGTAGATAATTTCTACTACAACATGCCTATACAAGTTGAAACTCCACCTGCAGGTTCAAATTTAACTGCAGGAACAACATATTATGTTGTAGAGTATACTGGTATGGAAGATCCATTGAATCCAGGAGAGTACTTTACTAAATTAGAAACAGAAGTTTATAGTACAGATGGTTCTTATAATATATTGAACTGTGATAGCACTGATAATTTATATATTGGTATGCCAATTATATTCACTGGTCAATCCTTAGGTGGAATTGTTATTAGTGATGAATACTATGTAAGATATTTTGTAACTGACGCGGGTAGTTTTGTAGTAGGCAAATCATATACAATTGAAGTACCGGGTACAACAGACTTTACATTAATTGGCGCGGCAGATAACAATCCAGGAACAACATTTACTGCTACTGGAGTAGGTACTGGAACTGGTACAGCATACGGTGAGTATCCAAGCGTAGGTGGAACTAAATTTAAGATATCTGCTATTAAGGGTGGATCTGTTAAAACACTTACAACTGCTAATGGATTAATGACAGGCACCGGCGATCCATATGTTAAATTATCATTGTCATCAAGCGGTTCTCCTGAAGATTTAGATTATACTAATACAGAATTTAACTTAGTTCAATTCCCAAGTTCAAGTGAAGCGATACCTGTTTTACCCGTGTTCGATGTAAGTTATATTTTGGGTGGGTATAGAGTATTAATTACTAATGGTGGATATGGTTTTGCAATTGACAATCAATTAGTAATACCGGGTAATGAATTGGGTGGAGTAACACCGGGCAATGATTTAACTATGATTGTTAATACTATCGATGCTACTGGTGCTATTACTGACGTTATCTGTTCAGGTACAGTACCCGGATTGAGTGAGAGATATTACTTAAAAGTTATATCTCCAAACCAATTCGAAGTATACTCTGATCCATTGATGCAAGTTCCAGTGAGTGGTATTGATTTCCCATTTGTTGGTTTCACAACAACTACAGCAACAGATGTTACAGCATCTAATGATAGAGTTACTGTAACAAGTTCAACAGATTTTGATATTAATGATGCAGTAGTGTTTACAGGAACAATGTTCTCGTCTGAGATTACATTGGGTCAAACATATTACATATATGACAAGCCAACATCAACAACTGTTCGCTTAACAACCAATCCAGGTGGTTCAATAATTAATTTTGCAAGCAATGCTAGTGGTTCTATGCTAATGACCAAAGCAGGAAGTTTTGCATTGTTACCAGAACCATTCTATTTCAATCAAAGCGTTGTCAAGTTCAATAACAGAGTTTATATCTGCGTAGTAAGTAACAATGACGACGAATTTATATTTGGTAAGTGGGAATTACTAGATCCTGCTGACCGTAGATTGAATGCGTTAGATAGAACAATTGGTTACTATCAACCAACAGACAATATGCCTGGTGTTGATCTAACTCAACTATACACTGGTATTACATATCCAAATTCAACATATTTAGGTAATCCGTTTGCGCCAGCAGAACAATACACATTAGACACCGTATTACAAGGTCAAGAATTCTATCCAACTGAAGTTGATGTAACTTCTGTTATATGGAATGGTACAAACTATCTAGCAGCCGCTAATATACCTACATACTCAGCAGTATTAGGAAGTTCTACTGGAGACAGTTGGGCAATTGCTAAGTTAACAAATGTTGGAATAGGTGCAACCGATATAATTTATGCAGGTGGTTATTATGTTATCACTTCTACAAATAGTGCAACACCTATCTATAGAAGTAATGATGGTATAACATGGACTACTAATGGATACTTTACTCCATATGGTTCTGTACCATACGATAGTATTCCATATGATATGACTTCAATCAATATTGCGGCATTGTCATTATATTCAGTAGCATATAAAAATGGTTACTACATGGCAGTCGGTGACAATATTGTGCGCAGTGACGATACATATATTTGGAGAGAAAGTTTTAACTTCAATACTGTTCTCAATAACACATTATATGGTATAAGCCCAATAACATTATTGTCTGGTCCTGTTACAATATTTGATGGTTTTATTGCAGTTGGTAAAGGTCAACGTTATGATTACTCAACCGGTCTAACTGAAATTGTTGATACTAATATTATCGTACAAACTACTGATGGTATATCATGGACTCAACTCCCTTCAGCAACTACTAAGGGAATGTATGGTGTTACTAGCAACAGTTCGATAGCATTAATTGTAGGTGAAGATGGTATAATCTATTATTCACAGAACGGTACTGATTGGATAGGAGTTACTGAAACTCAAGTTACAGGTATCAATGGTGCTACAGATGTATTAGGTATTAACGCAATTAGCGGCTTAACAGTAAATGATCCTATCAGATTTACAGAGTCATTTGACGTATTAACTAGTGGTACAACATATTATGTTCACACAGTAATATCTTCTACTCAAATTCAAGTAACTGATACTATAGGTAATCCTCCTATAGACTTATCAGGTGCAGGTTCTATTCCAGCACAAACAATCATGTACAAGTATCCAAGAACAGATACGTTACGTGATGTTCTTTGGGCTAACTCACAATTTATGGCAGTTGGTGATAATGGTAGAATTACAACTAGCCCTGACGGTGTAACATGGACTGAAAGAGTATCAGGTACAATTCAAAATCTAAATGGATTAAATTATGTATCTGGCACAACATGGATTGTAGTTGGTGATAACAATACTATATTGAAGAGTACTGATGACGGGATTACATGGGAAAGTTCATCATTGTTCGTAGTTGCACCGACAGTATATGATGTTGTGGGCGATCCTTTCCAATCAGGTTATGGTCCAGAAGAATTGGTTCCTGGAGTAATTACTGACGAATTAACTATGACAGTAGTAACTCGTCCAGGTACAAATTGGCCTGTGACAACATATGGGCATAGTGGTTATAACGTAGTATCATACGAATTTACACCAACATCATCAACTCAAACAGTTTATGATTGGACAGGTGATGTATTAGTTCCAGCACAATTAGCATGTTTTGTAATTAATGGTGTTACTGG